AATAATAACGGTGCTACTAATGCTACTTATATTAATACAAGAAGCCCTAACAGCACAGCCCCATGTTCTGCTAATGATTGGCAATTGATGCCTAGTGTACATCCACATGATATGATTACTATACTTGGTATCGATCCAATTAAAGTAACGCATACCAACAAACACGAATGGGTAATCTCAATTAAACCAGAAAAGCTTGCTGATATGCTTGCTGGCCTAAAAGACCTCGACCTATCTAAAGTTAATGTAACTTTGGGTCAGGTATTCTTTGAGCCAGTATTTAAAGAATCAGCTACAATCGAAGAGGATTTGAAAGTTGGTAGAGAGATTATTACTCCAAAGGCAACTATCGAAGAAATCAATGTAGAAAGAGCTTGTATTAAAGAACTCACTTGTGATGTTAAAACAACTCACAAGATTACATCAGATGATATTGAAGTTAGAAACAATCTTAAAGCAGAAAACTTTAGGGTTGAGTGAGGTACTATGAATATCAATGGTCATGTAAGAATGGAGGGTACTATCAATATCCCAATATTCGAAGGAGACACCCACTTCCATGACTCACTAAAAGCACCAGATATCCATGCTACTGTTAATATTACAACTCCAGATATAAGAGTAGAGAATCATTCTCACTTTGGCGGAGACACTATATTCGAAGGCCCTATTACTTATTCAGATCCTAATGATAATGCAAGAGAGCCTGTCTGTGTAGACAACTTATATAAGAATCTCTTTAGGCCATCTTGGGGTATCTTTGAAATTACTGGAGGATTTGCTGGTAATAACGAGCCAAATGGTACTGTTGCTGGCCTCGGATCAAACATTATCAGTTACTTTAATAAAGCACAACGTAGTCCAGTTCATGAAAATGTTCTTGGTAATCTAAATACTACTTCTCTAAAATGGATTAAAGATTATGGATACACTCCTTGAGTATATATGGTAAACGAAGGTACATCCAATCAATTCATTGCTATTAATGGAGAATGAGAGGATGCTGGTATCTATCAAGTAAACTTCACAGTTACTTTAAGAATGGATGATTATTCAGAGGAAAGTCTTAATAATGTAACCTCTGCAAGAGTATGAGTAGTTGTTTATAACCTAGACAGAATACAAGACTGAGGATATATCCTTGATGATAAGTATCATCCTGAAAAAGACTTCTATGAATTTGAATGGAAGCATACGCATTCTTTCTATGATGATGATTATCCATCTGGTAGTAATGATACTACTAGTGAGGCAGTCCTAAAATACAAAGGTCATCCTAAGAATAATCTTCCTAATGGGCATCCTAATAACCCTCCTTTCATAAAATACACTGCAAGATCTGTTCATTATAGAACATTCTCTGTTAGTGCGTTAGTTCCTGTTAGAGGCGTTGTTGCTATAGCTCCATTTGCTAAATTGGCTTCTGGTATTCCTAATGGTACTCAGAGCCATAAAACTACTATTACAGCATGAGAGCGAGATACTGGTGGTAAGTCATCACTAACCGTACATAAAATTGCCAATCTTGGCGTTCCTTATGAGTATCACTGCTGAAGAAATTAGTTTTATTCTTATTTATTAAAATATGTCACAAATGAAAAAGCCATGTAATGTGAGGCCTGGTAGTCATACCATGCTTAATGGGTTCGATGAATGTTTAGGGGATATCCAAATCGCAGTTGCTGATCTCCCAAATGTGCCTGAAATTGACATCTGTAATGCAGTAGCTAACTGTGCTCCTATCGCAAACATTAAATCAAAAGCATCTCAACTACAAGAACAAATTGATTCTATCAATAATGATAAACTCAGTAAAGTTTCAAATAGACTAAATAGTATTGATGCTGAAATTACTAAAGCGAAAGAAGACAAGAAAGCTACTGATCAAATTCTTTCTGAAGTATCTGACAATATTACGATGCTTAAAGGTTGGAATGTTAGACAAGACTCTGTAATGAAGAGCCTCCAAAAAAGCACTATCCTAGATAAAACCTATTTCAATTTTGATGAATGGGTAGAGAATGTGTATATTCCACAGTGTGGTGCGTTGACTAATAATAATAACGGTGCTACTAATGCTACTTATATTAATACAAGAAGCCCTAACAGCACAGCCCCATGTTCTGCTAATGATTGGCAGATTCTCAGATATGCTCAGCCTAGCGATATGATGATATTGTTAGGTATCGATCCTGTTGTTGTTTCTCATCCTAGTAAAGATAAATATGTATTCAGTTTAGATCCAGATAGATTCCAAGACTTTATGGCTGGCCTTAAAAAATTGGATCTATCAAAAGTTGACGTTTCTCTAGGTCAAGTATTCTTTGAACCAGTGTTTAAAGAAAGCATGGGAGTTCAAGAAGATATGAATGTTGGAGCAACTACAACTACTAAAGACTTGAAAGTTAAAGACAGAGCAGTTATTAAAAATGCAGAAATTGATGATGCTAAAATTAGAAATGTATCTGCACCAATTCACTTCGATGAAAAAGTAACTGTTTCTGATAATGTTGAAGCTTCTTCTTTAAGGGTTAATGATACAGCAAATCTTAATAATACAAACCTTTCAGGTTCTACTAGAATTGAAAGGGTTGATGGAGATCTCTATGCTTCTGAAGATCTAAGAGTTGGAGAAAATCTAACCGTTGGTGGTACTTCAGAATTTACTGGAGATACTAACATGAGACACGCTAATATCTCAGGAACTCTTAATATGCCAGATGGTACAAAAATTAAGATTGGAGGTCAAGATTTTGAAACACGACTTATCAACTTTGGTAAGAATCATTGGCAACCTAGATAGTTTTATCCTTATTATATATAACGATGTACAGTACTGTAGATATTAACCTTGAGGACCTTATTGATTATAAATGTGGTACGCTCATTCCATGAGCTATCCCTATGTATAATGGATGTAAGTGGACTCTAATTAATGTTAAGCTTCTTTGTAAATGTGATGGTAAAAATAATGGCGGAGCAAGTAATGAAGTTATTGATGCTCTTGTTAATGGAAACAAAGAACTTAAAGAAAAAGCTACTCAGCTCGAGGAAACAATCAAAACATTGTCTTCTAAGATCACTGAGCTAAGCGATTCAAAAGAAAAATGGATTGAGGTTACTTTCAATAATCAAGAAGAGGTAACTGTTCAAGATTCATTTATTACAAATAGAACTGTTGTTGACTATACATATCTCGGCGGTGACGTCGACTTTAACCCGGTAACCGCCGTGAGCGATGGTTCAATAACAGTGACTGTCGACAGACCTATTAGCGGGGTATTCTTGCTACAACTTAGCAAGGAAAGCTAAAAATCTTTTATTATTATTTGTTATTAAAAAATGGCAAACATTTCAAACACTTCCAAAAGAAAAGCTCTTACAGTTGCTGATATTGCTGGATTGAATGAACAGCTTAATCAGCTTACTGCTTCTACAGTTGAGGTATTGAACAACCTTGAATCTGATGAAGCAGGTAAGGCTTTGGCTGCTGCACAAGGTAAGGCTCTTAAAGGACTTATCGATGGAGTAACTAACAAAGTAACTGCTTTGGAAACTTTGGTACATTCAGATGACACTGACTTGGACACAATCCAAGAAATCGTAAACAAGATTAAAGAAGCAGGTACTGCTCTTGTTGGAGTTACTTCTGCAATGGATACTAAAAAATCAGAAGCTATTGCAGCTGCAGCTCAGGCTCTTCAAGCTAAGGCTACTGAACTTCAATCGGCTATCGATGCTAAGGTTGCTAAGACTGACATCGTAGACAACTTGACTGACGGTGGAACCGATAAAGTTCTTTCTGCAGAACAAGGTAAAGTATTGAAAGGTCTTATCGATGGTAAAACATCTGTGACTGTAAACAATACTTTGACTTCTGATGCTGAAGGAGAAGCTCTTTCTGCTAAGCAAGGTAAAGAACTTAAAACTGCTTTGGATACAGTTGCAGAAAAAGTAAAGCTTTTCGAAACTGTTACTAAGTATTTCGAAGTAGACTTCAACAATGAAACTGAAAAAGAACTCGCTAACGAATTCTTCAAAGCTAACTCTTCTGTTGAGTATACTTTCCTTAACGGAGATACTCAAGGACACATTGTAACTTATACAGATGAAGGTAGAATTAAGATTCAATCAACTGTCGCTGAAACTGGTAAGTTCGCAGTGTATGTAACAAACAAGGTTACTGCCTAACTATTTCTTAGAGGAGGATAATCTCCTCCTCTTTGCTTTATCTACACAATAAATTATTCTATGATTAACTCACCTAAATTTAAAGATATAATGAACATCACCAATACCGTTGATAAAAAAAATACTAGGAAAGTATTGGGGGGGGTGTACTTTATCCAGACTATGTAGATAATTTTTTAGTATATGAAGATGAGTCTAGATTATGTATACAACTTCTTACAGAAGCAGAATTTGAAAATTTATCTGCTCAAGAAGATAATGTACTTTATATCATTACCGATAATTAAAAATGTCAATTGGGAATATTAATAGAAATACTTCAAACATGAATATTACTAATTCAAGCAGTGTAGAAAATATCATTTCTACTACTTATGAAGAACATGAGTATAATGGACATTATGTATCATTTCCTGGCCATCAAGCACCAAAAGTTGTAGTTATCAGTAAATCAGTACACAAAGAATTAGTCGACTATGACGCCGTTGACGAAAATACTATTTACCTCATTGAAGAATAATTATGTTAAATATATCTAATACCTCTAAAAATACATCATCTCCTATCATCAGGGGAAATTGAAGTCCTCAGAATAAAGTTACTGCTGAAGTAGGGACTCAATATATTGACTTACAAAATACCAACTGAGCTAGAATTTGGGTTAGTCTTGGAAACAAAAGCCGAAAGGTTATTGAAGGAAACACAGGGATTAGAGTCTTAGAAAGTAAAACCTCTAAAGATAATTCTAAAATCTATATCCAAAGAATTAATAATCTCGTATTTATTTCCTTTGGTGGTGGTAATTGGGGTCTCTATGATATTAATAGAGCAGAAGCCCCTTTACAAGATAGAACTTCATCTACCGGTACTAAGATGGCTTGGATTAAGGCCACTCCAAAAAATAGGCATGGAGAAGATGATATCATCCCAAATGGATTTAGGTCAGCAACATCTATGCTTACTTGATTATATACAGATGCAGGAGAGGTCATGGGCAGTATTTATATCTGAGGTACTGGCGATTCTAACTGTATTCAGTTTAGACTCGCTAATAAAACAGTTAAAGATCTTACTGATGCCTATGTTTCTATGCTAAGAACAGGTATCATTGTATATAATACGGACCAAGACTGGCCGTCAACTTTACCATAAGAACATATGTAAAATGGATTTTTTAAGAACTGTGCTAGCTTCTCTAAGCTTAGCGTGCTTATTTGAATACTTCCAAATAAGTCAGGAAACTACTACAATCTTTGCTGTTCTTCTTATTATAGATTTTATTCTATGAGTAATCCATGCTTATTACAGTGATAAGCAGTCTGTCACTTCTACTAGAATGTGGCTTGGATTAGGTAAGAAAGCGCTTAGATTTACCATTCCTTTTTCTGTCGTTTTCATTCTTAAAGGAATTGGATTCAAAGAAATCGGATTCTTAAATTCTTCTATCATGTCAATCCTTATAGCATCTGAAGGATATTCTATTCTTAGACATTATGTATATATCCAAACTAAAAAAGAAATGTCAGAAATGGATGCTATTGAATTTGTACTTAATAAAGTGATTGATATTGTAAAGAATTATTTAACCAATAATACAAAAACCAATGTATAATTTCGATTTGAAATTACCTACCTCTAAAAAAACTCCAGGTATAAATCCTATCTATGGTATCGTTATCCATCACACCGCTGGTGGAAGCTTTGCATCTAATATGAGATATCTTTCTTCATCTCCTAAACAAGCCTCAGTGCATTTTGTTATCGGAGAAAATGGAGAGGCTGGTAAAATTGGAGATCCTAAAGATATCCTCTGGCATGCTGGTAACGGTAGCCGGGGTAAAACTCCTAATGTAAATTATAATATGTTAGGAATTGAAGTTGTAGGATTTGGTAATCCTAATCAAAAACAATATGACAAACTAACAGACCTGGTTAAGTATCTTATTAAAACCTTCCCATCTATCTCAAAAGAAAATATTGTAAGACACTCTGATGTCACTCAAGCTAAAGAGTTTACATCTAAAAAAATCTTGCGAGATGGACAAAGAAGGGTGATTAAACGAGATATTGGACCTAAATTCTTTCCAGAAGGATTTGAAACTTGGAGAGAAAATCTTTTTAAATAACATACTATATAAGATGAAAATGTACTTTTGATTAAGAGAAATAATTGAAGTATATGTATGAGCAAAGAAAATCTCAGAAATCTATATATGATCTAAAAAAGTATTTTAATTATATAAAATATTTTATTATGGCTAACCTTTCTAATAGTCAAAATATTTCTAATTGAATTCGTTTCAATAATAAAAAATGAATAAGATGGGATGCTAACTCAGATTTTGCAGAAATAGTGTTCGGTTCTAATAATAATGACGATACAACATTCGACTTTAAACTTTGAGATGATTGAAGCGAATGGTTTAGATTTTTGTATAATAATTCTTGGAGAACTGCTTGGGACCATAATCGTGCTACCTTTAAACAAGCATTATTCGCTCATGCACAGTTTGGAGAATTCCCACTTATCAGTCTTGCAATCTGAGATTCAGATACTGGATTTAATTGGGAATCTGATGGTATTCTCTCTTATTTCTCAAACGGAATAAAGATCCAAACATTCTATCAAAATGCCGTACCAGTAGTCGCTGAAGATTTGTGATACAATGTTAAGATTAAAAAATTAACTCAAACACAATATGATGCTCTTGGGGCATGAAGGCCAAATAACGTAATTTACCTTATTACTGATTAATGGATATGAATATTATAGAAAAAAAGATAACAGATGAAAATACCTTAGTTGACATTAATCTCCGAAAGATTGTAGATACAACATTTAGTTTCCAATCAAAACAAGTGATCATCACTCTAGCTTGATATATAAACAATAATGCATTAAAAAAAGAATTACCAATTAAAACATTAAAAATAATTAAAGATACTCAAAAAAGATATATGGATATAGTTGAGACAGAATGATCTGAACCAGTTAGAAGATGGGTAAATGCTGGATCCTATATTGATTTTGAAAAAAATCTAAATAATATCTTTAATGACTTAATCCAGTATTTAATAAAAACAAATCCTGATTTCGTTGATTGAAAAGTTTTAGAGGTTGAATCTTCTCCTACCATCAATATGGAAGAAAGATAATACTTTTTTAATAATATTGCTATGTGAAAAATATTTTTATGAGATAGTAAAGGTATAAAATTACAAGATAATATAAAGGCTGTATTTTTATGAGATATTAAAATATATCCAAATATTATTGACCTATTTTTTAATATATATGCTAGATGGAAATTAAAAAAATATTGACCATGAGATAGAAGTAATAGAAGATTTTCTAACTATAATCGTGGTATTTGAACATTATCATATATTCAAAGTGTATGAGATGTTTATTGAGATCGTCATACTCCATGATGAGAAAGAGGAACTGTTGAAGTAAGTAATTGAAGGCTGTATTATCCTTGATTAAAAGATGATTGAAAAACAAATTTTACATTTTCATTTTGGGTTAGGCTAAATGAACAAACACAATGAGAATGACAAATCTTTTCATCTAATGCACCATGAGACCCTAGTTGAAGAATATTTTGATACTCTAACTGAAAGTCATACTATTCAACATATAATGGGTTTTCAGGTTTCAGGGTTATCGAATGACACTGACTTGATTTAAACAAGCGATATTTTATTTCTCTTGCTTGAGAAAAATTCTATATAAATTGAAAACTTATATGAAGTCTGCCTAGTTGATCTATAGCTCCATGACATTTATATGTATTATGATGACAATCTTCTCAGTGAGATATGCCAGACAGTAGTACCCCTCACACAAATATAAACGTTTCAGACTACATGATACATGATAGAGTGTTGTCGAGTAGTGAAGTAAACTGGATATATGATCAACTAAAATACTTATATGAATAAAAAACTTGATTTTTACTTAGTAATTAATACATAATGTCTTATGTAGATCCTACTTGAAAGTTGCACAATAGTGAAACTACTCAAGAGCAATTTAATTCTTATGTTAAGGAAAATTCAGATCCTTATTTTGACAAAAAGAATGAAATTGTAAAATGAACAAATAAAACTAGAGATCAGCTTTTTTCTGAATCATTCGATTATCTTATGAACAATCAAGACAAGATTAATCAAAATTCCCTAAATGCAATACTTAGGGCTTGAAAGGATCTTTGATATTTCAATGATGAACAAACTAAAGAAGTTCTTAATTCTTTTGGTTGAAAGTCCGCTCCGGCTCAGTCTCAGTCTTATGCACCAACCGATAATACCCCCCCTATCTCAGCCCCTATTTCTAAGCGTAAGCCTAGAGGTTGGATCCGTGGAGACAAAAACAATCATGACTCCACACTATACAAGGATAAAGACGGTGTTGCCAATCAGGGTGCTTCACAGGCATTCCAGTCATTTTACTTCTAAATACTATTATAATGTTAGATTCTTTTGAATGATTGGATGCTTTGTGAATTCAGCTTAAACTTGCGAGAGAGATTAACGATCTTGCAATACGCTATACACAATATGCATCTAAATTAGAAGAGCTTGGAGAAGATAAGTTGGCACAAGTTATTAGAGGGGTTTTTCTTAAAAGACTCCTCTTCAGTTCCCAAGTGCTTACAGAAAACCTTACAGATATTTGAACTTATGAAACTTGACAAAGATTCTGTGAGGTTTGTTGAGAACCTCTAGACGAAGGAGCTGAGTCTTGTAATTTATGCTGAACCGATTTAGATACTAAAAAAGAAGAAGATGCTTAAATCATTTATTAATAAAGTCACATGAGAAAAAGTATTCCTCGGAGTTAATGAAGTTCTTAACTTCGAAGATCTAAAGATTAGTATCGGTGGTAATATACCATTTGAAAATGTTTTAGATTCTAAAGAAGATAAAAAAGATGTGATGCACACCATGCCAAAAGAGAGCGGAAGAGAGGAGGAAACATCTAGAGATGTTGAATAATTCAATTGTTCAAAATACAGCTGGGAAACCAAGATATACATCTACAACTACAGAAGGCGCAAACCTGAAAGTAGAGGTTCTCCCTAGATTTGAAGAATGAGAAACTAGAGAAACTTCCTATAACGAAGCTTATAGGCTTTATATGAATAATCAAAAATAATTATGAAATGTTGAGAAAAGGAGGTTAAAGACCTCATTGCTTATGCTATGTTTACAAATCCAGATGTAAACAAGGATGGGAATACTATTGATTATTATAAAGACAAACTAAAACAAACTCCTCTAACTGAAGAGCTTAAGACCCAATGGCTTTCTAACAAACCAGAAATCCCAACCTATGGACATTGGAATGATAAAAGAAAGGCTTATGAAGCTGGTTTATCTGCTAATATTGATTAATTATGAAATTCCCATTTTATTGAGATTACAGTATTGATGACTCAAATTTCTGATGTGAAAGAGTAATCGTATGAGAATGCCCAGATGAAAGCTGAAATTGAGGTTCTCATCGTTATGCTACAATATGCGAGCTAATACAGAATTGTCCTTCAGTAAGACAGCTTACTAGAAGCTGTGTTGTTGATGCACTTAATAACCTTACATGATTATCTGGTTTCAAAGAAACTCCATCAGACAAAAGATTCCTAATGGTTGATCCTAATGGATGTTTAAAGATAGCATCTCCTTGCCCTTGTGGAGATTGAGATCGTTATGTATGAGCTACATCAGAAGACATGAACCCATGAGAATTAGATAAAAAATTAAAGTGATCATGCAGCCATGATAAGCTATATTGTATCGATATTGAGAAAGTTTGACCAGGCACACTAGTTCTTAGGCCATCTTGACCTAACTGACCTTTCATAAATCCAAAACTCCCAGAGGCTTGAGATTGTGATCAGAACTGTATGGATGTTATTATCTGTAATAACAAATGAAAATGGGAAGTTGATTATAGATGTGAAGAACCTAAGACATGAGAATACTGTAAAGCAATATTCTCTGGATGAGAATCTGCTAGATCATGTAAAGGGAAGACTATAAGATACTTCCTATCTCCAGAAAAATCTAATAGGCCTGATTATGATATAGATTCAAAACTTTGAGTCTCTTATATAAAAGGAGATTGGAAGGTTAGATGAACATCTGCTTTCGGTAAACCTTCATCTTATTGAGTTGTTAGAATCACAAAGCCATGAATTTATGTTGCTAGATTTTCTATCTACTCAAACTTCTCCTCAGTTTCTTGGGCAACAAGAGCTGGGCTTTGGATCGACTACGGAGATGGCCCACAAGAACTTAATGATGTTAAATACCAAGGACAAGAGTATTATCCTCCTGGACATCCTTTGCATGAAAAGTCTCCTTTTAATAGCACTTTTCCAGAGCCATACAATACTGCTAAAGCTACTCGTAATCATACAGCTGATTGAGTTATGGCACTTAACTTTACATGACTCCCATTCACTTCTACATATACATTGAATGTAGTTAATGCTCCTGTGGAATTATATCTATGTATTAAACCAGATATGAGAGTAGATGATGCTAGAACAATAAAAGCTAATGATGTTGATTCTAGATATTTTATATCTGTTTGATGATACCAGTCAGATGCTTATTCATCTCCTACATCTCTTGAAGTCGTTAGAGTTTCTGATGCAATTCCAGAATACAAAATGGATGATTTAAGTTTATAAAAAAAGAGGCAACTGCTGCCTCTTTTTATATTACTTATTAATTTCTTTTTTCAAGCGCAAAGATGCTCTAAAGTTCAATCTATTCTTAGCAGGAACATTGATTGTCTTGCCAGATTCAATACCAACAATCTTCCTAGCTGGCATCTTTCTTTGTAAAAGCTTACCAAAGTTAAACAATCTAACTCCTCCGTTCTTTTTGATTTCTTCTAGAAAAATATCTTCCAATGTTTCATAAATAAATCTAGCTTCTCTTCCTGTAATAAATAGTCTAGTAGCTAGTTCTTTTTTAATTTCGCTTTGTTTTCTCATGTTATAATAACAGTAATAAATAAAAATACGTTGTTATATATATTAATTATATTCAAAAAGTCAAGACTATTTTACCTTAAAGTTCACAAAAGGACAAGTGCTTAGGTAAACATTCAACTGACCTGGAAGATTCTCATCAACGATGTAGTTCATAATTGGGAATTCTACTTCAGAGTAAATGTATTCCTCAAAGATTCTTTTTTCTTCCTTAGCAGGTGCGGTATCTTTTGAGATTTCTAGAACTTTCTTACTCAGTTCTTCTGGACTAAGCTTTTTATTTTCTTTTTTCATTTGCTCCAACTGAGTAATTCTTTCTAGTTCTTTATTAAATAAAACACCATTTTCTTGAATTCTTTTTTCTAGATTAATTTCTTCTGCTTTCTTTTTAGCGATTTCCTCACAAGAATCTACATACTCCTTGAAGGTCATAACTGTTTTCCATTCCATTGGATACTTAAAAGATTCGGTAAGAATTTTATGGAATGTCCCATATTCGTTAATAGATGCTTTAACTTTTTTAGTCATTGTAATTTCAGTAAATATATAAAAGTTTATACTGGGAATATATCATATTTAAATCAAGGATTTGCTTTAGATACCCTATCGTAGTATTCCTGAGCATCTTCTTGACTTTTAAAAGTATTTCAAAATCATTGAAATATCTTTCTTGGAGCACCATCTTCTCATACCATTTCAGGATCTTCAATATATTGTACAACCTTATATGGTATTTGACGAGGCTCTTTTGATTCTTCTACTACTATTGGCTCTATATTCTGGCTCTGCTGGAGATCTCAAATAGCCTCTTTCAATTGCTTAAAATCATTTCTAAGTTGTTTGATTTGTCACGCTAGCTCCTTCAGCACCTCTATTAGTTCATCCATTCTCTATTTGTTTAAAAACTAAATCAAGCATAGTTTCCCTTCTTTTAACAGGTCCTACGTTTTTCTTACCTCATTTTTCTCTATATAAATTTTTAAGTTCTTGTAGGGATTTATTGCTTATTTTTATTTTTGTTTCCTTGTCTTCCATTGTTAGAGGATCATCCTCATTTGTTGGTTGATTCTTGTTTTGCCCTTCTCCTTCAACTTCAAGGCTTTTTAATTCAATACTTTCATTTGAATTTTCACTCTGCAGAACTTCGTGTTTCTCAACTGGTGGGGTCCTTTTTATTCGCATCTCGTTTCTTTATATAATAAATTAAAAGATCTTCTCATGATTCTGATTTAGGTCTATTTATAAACATCCAATTTAATATAGATGGATAGCATCAATACACTTCATCAATCAAATAATCGATTCTATTATCTGGATACATATATACTCATAGTCATGGATTATAATAGACAAAGCTTTCCTCATCTCATCTTATTCACGACCTTTTATATATCGGTAAATAATTATAACTCTCTCAAGTTATATCTTTTATTATTTTTAGTAGTGGGTTTGAGTCTACATTTTTTATAGATTTTAAATATTCTGATAGTGGGTTTATTCATTCTCATCATATTTTTTTATATCTATACTTCCTTCTTTTTCATGTTATCTTGTTAATAGAATAAGTGTAGACCTCAATTAAGAGGTCTAACTCATTAAATATTTCTTTTTCAAATTCTAACATCTTAATTCAATATATCAATTAATAAATTATATCAAGTAACTCAATTTAATATATTTCATGGGATAGATCATATAACTCTAGTTATCATACTAGATGCACTTATGTCTTCAGGCCTTATAAATTTTCCTCATGATCTAAAGATTTTTAGTCTAATCGTAAATCAAAAGTCACTTACTTCATAGACATCTTCTCCAAATCACGAATTTAATTCAAGAACTGCCGAAGATAACATACCTCTGTGGGTTTGATAAATGTCTTCATCTATAAATAAAAACTCTACATTTATATAATTATCCTCATCTTCTCTTATTATTGGTGTTATTTTTCTATTTATCGTATTGATAATAAGGAATTTTTCTACTATTCTTCATGGATTATATGATTGTGATTTATCCAATCAAGCGTTTTTTATTGATGTTTTTACATATTCAATCATCTCTTCGAATGGGAAGTTGAATCAAAATATGCTATTTACAACAAACATATATGACCAGACATCACTAGATCTCGCTGGTATTCAGCTATCAATAAGCTTACTTTTAAATTCTACTGCAAGATCATTTATGAAATCTTTATTCTCAAAGAATACTTTATACACATCATCCGATGCTGTATACTTGTTTAGATCCTGTAGTTTATGACTCGCAGATTCGTTCCAATCCTTTGTTGACATAATAAATATACAAAATCTATTATTCAAAGATTCATCTTTAAATGTTCTTTCTCAGTTAACTCGTAGTGGAGAACGCAAGTCCCACCATACATTTCATCAAGGCATACCTCTACCTGCTTTATCACGGTTAACAATATTACGCAAAAGCTCTTCAGTAGCAGATCATACTTTTTTAGTCAATTCTTCTAAGAACAATATTGCACTATCAGATGCTCTTTCTTTCAGTGGTTGTGGTGTAACTCATGGCAATGCCATAGATCTCGCAGTATCCGAGTATCATAACATTCTTTTTAACAGTGATGCCACAGTAGATTTACCACATCCAGTTTGACCCGATAGTAGTAGTGCTGGATTTACTTCAAGACAATCCCACAGATTCATTCAGGCAAGTGCTAAGGAGCACAAGAATATAGGTATAGAAAAAGAATCCTTGTAGCATTCTTTAAATTTTTCTAAATATTCTTTTGCTGTTATTTGTTTTACTCAAGTAGGGTTTTGAAACTCTCTGTCTCATAAAACTATCTTAGCATTCTCATCATCTCATCGTATCAGTCACTTTCCTAACACAACTCAGTTTTCATAATATCAATTTCATGTATATATATTTGTCTCTGGTATTGTATCATCTGCATCTATCGCTCAATAGAATATTCACAAATCATTATCATCACCAAAAAAAAATAATCATTTATATGTTTTATTAAAATCTCTTTTCCCGGGTTGTGATGTAATAAGAATCTCTTTGTTTTTATATTTTAATACATACACCCTTAATCACAATTCATCAAATCATTTTCATTCAACGGTTACCTTCTCACGAAATATAACCTTCTTAATAATTGTTTTTTCTCATTTTGGTTTAATAATAGGTATCTCTAGATACACAGAATTTTCTGTATAAATAACACTACAGTCTGTTGTATTAACGATTTTCAAAATCTGCTCTTCTGGTTTATATCACTTATATCGTTTTTCTTTTAGCCATCATATAGCAGATTCTCATTTACAAATATAGGAAACTATAAACGCATCTCCTATTGGCTCAATATCTATATCTTGTCATATCTTTCATTTGATAATTCAAGAATCATTGTATATAAAAGATCACTCTATTCATAATTCTCTTATGACCTCTTCTGCTCATTTGTTTATAATAGAATTAAAGAAACTTCAATCCCTTCAGATTAACGCCTTTTTCTTGGCATCTTCAGCCTCTTTCAATCTTTTATAATATTTATGTAGTAGTGATACATCACACTGCTTAAGATATTTTCATGAGTTATATACTATTCTATATTTATTCCTTCATTGTCAAACTCGATAATTACTATATGGTAGTGGCCGTAATCATCCTACTGCTCATGAGCGAATAGATCATCATAAGTCTCAAGCCATTCTGTTTGATATAAACGCTATATCTTTATGGGTTATAGTTCATTCTATATATTCACGCTCTTCTAAATCCGTAATCCAATATACATCAAAAGTAGATCATCACTCTACAATATATGTTGGTTTAAAGGCCACAGAATCTAAAAGTAATTTTAATAGTGATTTTAATGTTAAGTCGTAATGTGCGTCTTTGTTAAATGATATTGCTATTGCACATATTCATCTATTACTTGCTGCGACTCATGCAAAGTTTTGATCTGTTCATATTGAATTATATACTCAATATCTACCATTAGGACTAAACATAACAGATGAAGATATCTGATCATTCATTGTTAAGTACCAATCAAGCTCGTTATTCTTACTAGTATTTCATATCTTTCTCTGTATTGATTTGTCCACTATCTTGTAACATGGAAAATCAAAGTTATCTAGAAATCCTAACATTTGGTTTCTTTCTTGTTCTGACATTTTTGTTAAGATTAAATTACATAAAACTATTTAGGCTTTATTCTTTTCTTATCTATTGGTTTAATCCTTACAACAAATGGGAACTTAAGCGATCATGAAAGCTCAATGGCAGTATCCCAAAAAAGCTTTCGCATTTCTTGGACTTCCTTGCCGGCTTTTAAGAACAGTCTCTCCGAGTCTTCTTTTATTAAATGATCGGGGTCTATTCATTCATCTTCTGCATATTTCCTCTTTAGTTTTTGTATCATTTTATCTTGGAGTCTAGGTATCCCATCATCACTTTTTACATAAATAGATACCATAGACTCAACTCAAATCAAGGGACAATAAATTACAGGGATTCATTTCACATACTTAACATACATTCATCTACCAAAGGATTCTCCTTGATCGATTTTATCTTGTATCTTTTCTGCGAAATTATTCTCTACTTCCTTTTTTCTACTTCATTCCATTTTAGACATTTTTCTTTTTTATAAGTGCTAAAATCTTTCAAGAGAGTTTTAATTTGTTTAATTCTTTCTTCTGCACTTTTCTTTGCATCAAGCAAGAATTCTTTTCTTTGTTTGATTACCATCATACTTGCCTCTTTGGCTTCTTCTTTTGTAAAGTAAATTCACTCAATAAGCACAGGCCCAATTTTAGTTTCTACAGTAATTGACATTTCCTGCCCTCTTACAATAATACTATGCCCCAATACTTCTACCTTTTCAATTTCTCCAAGAGGGTGGACAATGTAAGCTCAGTTCTTGTAAAGCTCTTTTAATGATGTTAAATCTTTTGTAGATTTAATTAATTCATTAACCTGTTTTGTCAGCTTGTATTTTGTATACAAGTCCTTAATCTTTTTTAACATATTATATATTATTAAAAAAATAAAACACTAATTAAAAAATAACTCCTTCATCATCGACTCCTTTAATCATAGGAGCTTCATAAAAATTACATTCAAGTTCTAATTGCACATCTGTATCTATTAGTTCTTTCATATAAAACTTTCATGATTCTTCTTTAATAAGGTAGTCTCCTATGAGATAATACTTTACTACTGGGAGTTTTCTTTCTTCAAGGATTTCTAACGTCGTTTTCATGTCAATATATATAATAATATAAAATTAAAAATCAAGGGTTTCTTTGGTTATTTTAGTTTTTTATATCTTCTACGCGACTAAGTTCGTGTAGAAGTCAATTATCATCTATTGTATAAGTAAGCATAGTATTTGTTTTTTGATGATATGAAACTACATAGGATTTTCATTTTGATTTTCATCATTGGAACTGTATAAGATTCGCTATCTGATGTGGATACAACTTTTTTTGTATTCTTTCTGGTGTAGACATAGATTCTGCCTTATCTATTTTCAATTCAAATGCATGGCCGACTGAATCAAAACATCAAAATAAATCAAATGGTTTTTTTGTATTTCAAATATCTGGAATGTTTCTAACATAGAACCCCTTTCTTCCAAGATGCTTTATAAACCACGTTTGGAATTCCTTTTCAGAATCGAATCTTTTCATCTTATAATAATATTATAATTAAAATACAAATTATATATAGCCGCATTGTTTTTCTCCAGTCAAATGCGAATCACAAAATTACTTCCCTCATTTTGTAGGTCGATCTAAACTATCCTCTTTATAAAAATGTTCTTTTATTGTATTGATATATCTAGCTACCACTCTTTGTATTGATGCTTTTTTCTCATGAATTGAATCATACTTCTTATCTGGTATTTTGAATTCATATACAAATCAATGTCATTCAAAGTCTCAGTTTCTCATTAGCTTTATTTTTATCTCTCTCTTTACTTTGTCGTCTCGATACTCCGCTCTTAAAAATGAGAGCTTTTTATGTTCATATACAACTCTAGTAACTTTTTTATTCGAATCAACATCTCTCACAATAAAATTAGTAGCTTTATAATATGAATATTTAGAATCCAATACTTCTGCCTTTTTATATAATAGCACAAATTCTTTCTTAATAGATTCAATATCATCTTTAGCAATATGAATATTGTTATCTATCTCTACGTAAATTCACAAATCATTATCTCTTCGCCCCGCTACTATAAGTCAATCTTTTCACTCCAAGAATGTTATTGTTACCCTATCTTTGATAGCATTTTCTATCTCTCATTTGATTGCTCTTATATCCGATAATGCTTTTATCTTTTTCACTCTAGATTTTTCTATTGCGAAATCTACAATTTCCTCTCGGTTTTTAATCATAATATTTTAATTAGATTCTAAAATCAGTTTTGGGATTTCTTTTATTTCGTATCATTCTTCTTTATATATATTCATTCTATTTTTTGCTCAAAAGCTTTTCACATATTTATTTGGTTCAATCTTTGAGTAGTCTTGAAAGTCTACCCAATATCAAAATTCTTTATCTCATGAAAATCTTTTTGTTCTTCATATCATTTGAATCATAGATCATGACCAAGATGTTGAGTAAAATAAAACTCAACATTGTATATGTGGGACATCAAATCATTCTCATGATGCCGTTACCATTCATATTAGAAGAAACTCATCAAGAGTCTTTAAGGTATCGATAATCTCTTTCTTATCTGAATCTCAATGTATAAGATATGCATTCTTAAATAGCTCTTTTAATTTATCCATAGCAGACCTACGATCAACAAATACCATAATTCTTTTGAACCCCTTTTTAAAATAAAGATAACGAATCAGCTTAACTAGTTCCTGATTTCTGTTATCATTATTTATAAATAGTCTTCTATATACCTCTGGAGATTCTGGTGGTAAATCTTCAGATGCCTCCATATATTCTTTCATAGAATAATTATAAGTATATTTATAGGTAAAAACTTTAACGGGTAGCGACTTTAAATCCGTCATATATATTTCATTAAAGTAATTTAAGAAATCACTCCTATTCATTTCTTTTCTATATGGGGTTCATGTCAACCCTACGATTCAAATGCTTCAATTAAATGAATTACATATCTTTATCATTCATTCTGAAAGATGATGTTGTTCATCGTTTATCATTATCTGATATTTTCCTAGATTTATAATCTGGTCCCAGAGATTTACAGCAGATTGTCTATGACAAATAAGAACATCTGGCATTTTTCATTCCTTCAATGCTTTTCTTATTTTTGTTCAATCCATCAATTCTGCATTATAGCATTGAGAAAACGTTGACAACATTCATTCTCATATGGCTATTGATGGGACTGTTATTATTGCTGGATGATTAAAACTAGATACTATTGCCAATGCCATACGACTTTTACCAGTCCCAACCTCTGAATCTATAAGTAATGAATATCATTTTCTTTTAGTAAAAAAGTCGTGTGTAAAATCAACTGTCTTTTTTTGGAGTTCCCAGAGTGATGGAACTTCTCATTTCATTTCTAATTCTCATTTACTTATTTTTCACAAGTCCTCTGTCTTTCTGTATTTTGGTGGTATATAAAAAAGACCTTTATTAACTTTACTATAGAGTTTAACCCACTTTTGATATACTTGTCCGCCAGATATCGCAGCCCAGTTAGGGCTACGATCTAAGACTCTGTATTCATTAGCTTCTCTTATAGTTGTTACATAAGGTCTTTTGTATGAATCATACAACATCTCTGGTTTCTTTTAATATAAAACTAATCTATAATCCCATCATCCGAAAGTTGTGGGATAGTATTCTCTTTTATCTCCACAAACCTCGCTCGTTGAAGTCTAGTAATATTTAAGGTATGTTCTCCTTTAACATATACCCTAACTCTATCTTCATCTTCCTTCATCTTAAACTCTACATCTTTTGGATCGAGTTCAAGAATAGAGAAGAGTTCGGTAGAGATTAAGTCCTTCATATCCTTTACTTTATTCATTTTTAAAGTACAAGGTATTTTATTTAATAAATTACTCATGCTCGTATATCATGATATAAAACATAATTATTTTTATTAAAAATTTCTGGATGCATAACAATTGGATTAACTCCATCATATACAAGCATATTTGCTTTTTCTTCTGTAAATCAACATTCTTTTCTTAATTTTTCTACTACTCTTGTGTGGTCTATCATAAAAGTAGCATATGCGTCTGTATCTACTTTACATATCAAACAATCTAAAGGTCTTCATGATTCTGGCATTTCTTTTAGAATCTTTAATATTTCAAGCTTATTTTTGTCTTTAATGTCCATTTCATAAACCTTATCAAATCATTTACGATACAGTGTCTCTCTGTAATATCTATAATTATACTCATCTATTGATCTTTCTATATTATAAGATATTCTATCTACTACTTTAAAGTTTTCACAAGATTGATCAAAATTAGTATAATTAACAATAGAGTCAGCACGAACAACATAACAATCTCATTCTCCACGTATACCATCTTCATCCATAAAATAATCTTTTTTATTCTTATATTCTTCTCATAAAAAATATTCAATACTTGTTTCTGGAAAACGGTCTACATTACATGGACTATTGCTTCTAATTCTTTTAAAAAGCTTTCTTTTATAGCGCTTAGCAACTTCTTCATAACAGTCTCAATAAATAATTACGTCCCATTGTTGATTCTTTATTTCTGAAAGAAAACTTAGAATTGAATTTTCTGATATTGAAATCAATCAATCCTTATAATCAACAAATCTCTCTCCGACAATATTGATTCTATAAAATCAACTTCCTTTATATTCTCGTTCGCCTTCAATAAATCAGAATTGTTTATATTCTTCTTTTGCCTTGTCGTCAAACTCTCCTACGAAATATATTCTCATGTTATTGTTGTATAATAATTAAAGTAACCGCTAGAACAATCCATGCAACTGTTGTAGCAAATATTCAAGCTCTATCTTTAGCTCACATTGTATACATCCACAAACACAATGTTATCTGAAGAAGTATTGATAATACAGTCATTATTCTTATTTAATAAATTAAATTTCATCTTTTTCAACAGTTACTTTAACATTTGATCTAAATATAATTTCATCTATAGCTTTTGATACCATGGTATTAATAAACCGTTCTTCTTGTTGTGTTAAATTCACAGATCCATTAGACCAAAGAAGATATGTATCTTTAGGCTTCCTTAGCATATTTTCTACTAATATTTGATGCCACCCTGTCATACCCAATATTTCTTTTATAGAACCATTTCATCTAACATAACTATCGACATACTCTCTTATTGTATCTTTTGTCACAATAGACCTATCGATAAAGTCCTCTAGTTTATCCGCATCGCACAGTGCCGACTCGATCAACCAATATTCTTCGCTACTTTTATATAGAACTGGTCAATGTTTATTTTTTCACAATATATTTTTTAATCCTTGATATGCAGTAGTTATTCCTGGAGTTTTAGCATATAACCCTTTGTCTACAACAAACCTCCAAAATCCAGATTCTCTTCTTACAAGATCGGTGATTTTAAAGTACAACATGTCACTTTCCTTAAAATCTGATATAAGGACAAATCCTGTTCCATCTTGATCACGAGAACAATTAAAAGTATTATCATTTTTGCCTCGAGGCTTCCATCACATTAAAATCAGTTCATCGATTATTTGTAGTATATTTCTCATAATATTGTATATTATAAATTAAAACTTACTTGCCCGAACTACCATATCCAGCATCTCCTCTATTAGTATCAGATAACTCATCAGTTTCTTCGAGCGCTACATCTTCTACTTTATGAATAGCAAGTTGGGCGATACGATCTCCTTTCTTAATATTAATACCCTTGATTGCAGTATCTCCAAAATCAATTGCATCAGGATATGTGTTTCAGAGATATCTAATAATAACTCCGATATCGCCTCTATAATTAGAATCTATAACTCCTCAATCACATGCCCATCCTTTCAAGGCCATACCACTTCTTGTATAAATCTTTCCGAAGTATCCTTCTGGAATTTCCATAGCAATATTTGTTTTTATTAGCCAAGTTTGATCACTTGTTATAAAAACATTCTCCGCTGCATATAAATCAAAACAGGCATCTCCTTCTCTACCTTTAGTAGGAGTGATCGCATTTTTTGAAAGTTTTTTAAATTTGATTTTCATTTTTAATTATTATTTACAAAGTAAAGTATATATATCGGATCAAATTAAACCGTATAGATATTGTGAAACCCAAGCACAAAATAACATTATTCCAAGTATTATAATACTTCGTCCCCAGCTTTTATCTTTTAATGCAATTACTAAGAAACAAAACACCATAAATGATAGCACTCCAAATCAGAAACTACCAAAAGCATAATCTATATTATATCCAGTTTCAAATCTACTTGTTTGTTCTGAATTCATTTGATGATTGCAGTACATTTCTTTTTCTAATCGACTTGTTCTCATTCTTTATCCTTACCAAATAAAATATATACATCTTGATATATCAATCTTACCAAATCTTCCATACTTAAGCTTTCGTCCAAATATCTTTCAATCTGACTTCTTGTTGGTAGAAGATCAAAGAATATATTTTTCTTAATCCAATCAGGAAGATCTAATTCTGGAATAATATTATAGATATATTTACCTACTTCATATAAGTCATCATTTATATATGATATATAGGTGGTTAAAGCCCTCTCTTCATTATCACAATAATATCATATAAACTGATATTCATCTAATGAAGAATTATAATATTGTTTAAAGTAGATGTAATTTTGTTTTTCTTTTTTGTAAATGTTATTACATCTTTTATTAAACTCTAATATTTTCTCTTGGATATTTTTAATATCCTCTCATTTTCTAATACTCAAACTCGCATCAAATATATGCCGTTCAAGTATAGGTAAGATAATTATAACATCCGAAGTTCCATACTCTCATCTTTTATTTACGAGAGTATAGAATTCGTTTACTCTTTTTATCTTTCCTTTTTCTATGATATCTTTAATCATTGTCTGTAATTTCTTCAATAAATTGTTCTTCTGTGATGTCTCAATTTAGCCAAAGCTCAAGGCACCTCAGCCTCTGCTCAGATACCTTTTTACCAATTTTTTTCTCAAAATATTTTCTTGTATGCCAACCGTATAACATTCTTAAAATAGTTTCTGGATCATATCCAAACATACTATCAAACCATTTGTAAAAATCATCTTTCATTTTAACATTAATATTAAGAATTAAATCATTTCGCTTAATCTTCTATCAAGCATATTCATAATGTAGTGTTTTTCCATACCTTCTGTTTCTTCTTCCTCGTCTTCATCAATTACTTGTACCCACATTTTACCATAAGCATTTTCATCGGCATCTACAGTTTTTTTAGGGTACAATAAAACGACCGATCTAACAGCCTCTGTAAATAAATCAGCTGATGAAGGATAAGTGCTTTCACTAATCTCTCCGTTAGCTATCATCTTTTCTCTTCTAAGATGTGCGTAGTAATCTACTCTTTCTAGTGCAATGTTAATTGCTTCTTTAATTGTTAATCTTTCCATATTTAATATATATAATAAAAATAAAAAACTAAATTAATTCAAAATCTTCATCTACTCCAAACTTTTCTGCTATCTCTTTACGCGTAAGTTTATCTTTTACTTTACGAATATACTTCATATTATCAAAAGCTATCCGATCACTTTCGCCATATTCTCAGCGACGTGGATAAGCTACAATATATCTATAATCAGAAGCAATCTCAAGTATTTTTATATAAAACGCCTTTTCTCGATTTTCTCAATCATCACTAACCTCTACTTGTTGCCCCAAAGAAAACTCTTCCTCTACTAACTCAAGATGCTCCTCTTTTATATTGTAATTATCATTAAGTCAATATGTTAAATTTTCATATCTATATTTAATCTCAAATCAATTTATTAACTTCTCCATTAGCTCCATTCAATCTTCTACTGTTGTGTTTGTCCAACTTAAATGTCTAATAATTCATTTTCTTGTCAATCTTACTTTATCGCCAATATTAAATTTCATTGTATATTATTTAAGAATTAAAATCATCTTTAAGGACTATTATTACTAAACAATGTTTTGGTCCAAATACTTTTGAACTAAATTCCTTAGTAAACACATCCTTAACTCAAAGATCTTCTCGGATATTATTTCGTTCCTCTCGTTCCTTCTCATTTAAAATATATTCATCCTTTTCCTCTTCATATATCCAATCATAGCTATATGAATAATAATTATATTTCTTTTTTATATGTTGCATAATTTTATGCTTTACTTCAAGGAATTTTTTATACATCATATATATCATTAAAAATTAAAACTTGATTCATTTAAGCATAACTCTTTTATTTCATCCATCAATAAGAATATACAATCAAGAGTCATTATATTTAATAATTACCTCTTCTTCCGAACTAAAAGGTTTAATAATATCTAATAAGTATTTAGCAGACACTCACATATTAAAATCTTTTTTAATGTCAGATAATATGTTTAATGTTATTTGATATTTACCCTTATCCTCTATTGCATTTCTTACTGCACATTCATTCTTTCCAGCATAGAAATCAAAGATAACCCCATACAATGTATCATCAGTTAGTGGTAATACCCTCGATACTGCATCTTGAAGGTCCTTGGTATTGAATCTAAGTTCTTCAAATTCAAGTGAATCAATATTCTTCATAAGAGTTTGATAGTCAGGGAACGGATACCCCATAGTGCAACAATCAACTCTTACATCAAACTCTTCAAGTTTAGCGAAACTTGAAATATAGTTTTCTGTAATTTCCATTTCAATATCTCCAAGTGCATTTATCTTAGCTAATGGGGTAAGGATTTCTTTAGAGATAAGTACGCTAATATTATTTCATAGATGTGAATCTATGTATACAATAAACTTATTTCCATCAGATCCTGCGATAGATATTTTTCAATCATTAATATCAACCTTCATTCAAGTCAATCCTGCTGAGATATGCTTAAATGGGATAAAAGGTCCAACAACATTTACAATTTGTTCAAATACCTTTTGTTTAAATACTGTCTTAACCATATCCCCATAAGGCTCAGGATCTGGAAACACAATATCACTATTCATAAGTTTAAGTTTAAATCTATCTTTGCCTGATTTGAAATGTATGTTTCAACCTTCAATCCACATTTCAATCTCTTCACTCTTAAGGGTTTTAAGAATTTTAAGAATATCAAATGTTGGAATATAAGAAGTAGTAAACTCTTCAGTCAATGAATATTTAATCTTAATACAACTAGATCAGTTATAAGATTTAAATACAAGACTATCTTCTTCTTTTTTAACATAAGTAGCAGCAAATAATTTATTGATACTTGTCTTTAATAAAAATTGTGAAGACATTTCTAAAATGTCTACAAGTGTTTTAGTTTTAGTTTTAATTTTCATAATATGTAAGTTAATATATAAAGCGACAAACGAACGGTTTGTTTTAATTAAGCTTAGCAATAGCTCAATTATAATTCTTAGATCGGTTAGAGCAAGGTCAACTACAATAGTTTCTTGCTAACCAATCTCTTGAATTTTTATTATTTTCTCGTCAGTTTTTTTTATAGAGTTCTAACCAATCGGTTACTGAATCTCGTACAGATTCGTAACGTCTAGGACTATATCAAGCCTTAGTTCTTTGCATTAAACCGAAACAATTGTTTCATCTCGTACATTTTCTAAAAGTTCAACTCTCAGAAGATGACACTCAAACAATATGTTTAACACAAGTTTCTGTGTCTTGTGAATAAACTTTACATGAATCAACAATATGTTGAGCTAGCCCAAGATATGATTTAATTCAAATAAAATTTTCTTCTAGCTTGATAACTAGTGGGTCTACTGTTTCAGGCTTAGTAACCTCTCAAACAGCAAAGGATTTTTGGTACCCAATAGTTAGGGCAAGCAACAAAAATATAATCTTTTTCATACTACATCATATATAAAACTTCAGATAGAGCTAATCATATCTTGCAGTTCATTTGTCGCAGTGCATTCAGTATAATGAAATAAAATAAAAAATCAAGAGATTTTTAGTCTCTTGATTATTCTACTAAATAGAAGTCTTCTCTCACTCAGAATTTTTCTATAATATCTTTTCTAGAAACTGGTTGTGGATCTAACTTACGAACATTTTTATATTCATAATATAATACACTCTCTCACTCTATAAAATCATCCTTTGATTTAATTGGTATTCATAAGTATTTAAAATTAAAAGCCCCTGGTATCTCTGCTAAAAATATTATTTCCTTCCAGTTTTCTCAATCTCTAGTGCCTTCTACTAATTCTCAATATTCAAATAATTGTTTTTGTGCCACTGGTATTACATCTTTATAGTTAACATAATCACGCATTCAGTTTCAATAATATACATCTCCATTATCTACTTTTACAACCTTAAATACTGTTGGCTCATTAAGATTCATTATAGACTTGTGACGAAGCATTACATTAAACCTCTCTAATTTTAATTTCACAATATCTCATTCTTTTATTTTTCTATAAAAAATTACCATTATATAATAATATTATCAATTAAAAATTGAACCAACTCTTCCTCTGGAATCAGTGCTGATTCTAAAATCCAATATTGAAAGTTGTGACCAAACCATCAAATATTATATCAATTCTTACGAACATTCTCTCGGAAATTATAAGTTCTATTATATAATTTATTATCACAAACAAATTGCCAAAGCCCAGAATCAAGAGAGGTTATATCTCTAATGCTAACATCAGTCTCATCTTCAAAAAAATCTTCTCGAGATATACTTATAACATTATCATCTATTTCCACATTAAGTGCCTCCTTTCAAAAAGGATGCCACCCTCTCCCTATGAGAGAGTTAAGTAAGCTTTCTAATTCCTTCATTAAAAAAATATATAAAGAATAAAACTAGTTGTATTTCATATAAATAATACCGTTGTTATCATTACAGAAAAAATCAATCATAATTCTGTAAATTCTACTTCATATTTTTTCATTAGATAATCCATTCAAATAATCATTCCAAAGAATACAATAATCTCTACCACAATGAATAACGTCGTAAGTAATGCTTTCAATGCCATTATTTTATATTAAAAATTAAAGACTACTTAAATAATTAACAACTGCCATCTGCGTTCACATGATGAATATAAATGCTATCCGTCATACAAGAGCCTCATCATTTTTATTTACGCATTTAATCGCCAATGCCCAACTTGCAATGTTAATGCACAAAGACAATGTGAATAGAAATATTTTTGTATATAATGCCATCTATGAAATAAAGAAATAAAAGTCTGTTTTAGTCTTCATCATCTTCTTCCCAATCATCTCTACCTTCTTTAACAATTTCGACATCATCAGGAATGTAAACGACACAGCCACATCTCTCACATTCAAATTCATTACCAATAGCGAAGGCTACCTCAACTACTCATTCTTCTCCACCTATTTGTGTGGCAGTACTATACATAGGATTATCACAATTAGGACAATCGTATTTATAAACAACTCTTCTAATATCCATTGTTGTTATAAATTATAAATTAAAAATATCTTCAATCATTTCATATATACTTATAACAAATCGTATAGCTATCATAACTATAATTCAAATTAAAAGAATAAGAAATGAGATAGGTCATATAAAAATAGAAGATAGTAATATATATATTACATATTTACATACCTTATCTTCTCAATTCATAATATCACCCCCATACGCTTCTCGTATTCCAATAGCAACAAAGTATGCTACCAATACAGATATTATATACATCAAAAGCATTTTCATAATTTTAATTAATTAAATCTGGGTTCTCGTAGATATTCCCAATAACAACTTTGTGTTTTTGCTCTACCATATATTCTCTACTATATCAAGTTCTTCAACAAAATCAGTACTCCCATGTACGAGCAAGTGTTGCATAAAATCAAAGCTTAAACTTATCATAAAACACAACACATGGCTCATGATGAAGTTCTCATATTTTGCTTCCCTTTATAATATCCCCATCAAAAATCTCAACTCAATTTTTATCAAATGCTCACGTAGATTGCATAAGATATACATCTACTCATGAGTACCCTATTATCTTATCGTTTTCATCTACTACCATATTTCATGGATAAAGATATACATTATAAAACATTTTTTTATCCTTAAAGTCCCAGGCTCTAAGTTTTATTTGTCTCATTTTAATTAAGAGTTAATATATAAATTTTATTTTTTAATTAAATCAGGATCCTTATAAATATTGCCAATTACCTCTCGTGTGTCTGTATCAATAATACATTCTTGTAACCGATAAGAAATATTGAAACCTGAAAAGTCTTCATCTTTCTCTACAACCATTGTTCTATCATCATCATAAAATCAATTCCCTATGATATCTCATTCAAAAATTTCCTTACCGTTTTTATCAAAGAGTCAAGTTGATTGCATAAGAACGATATTTCAATCTTCGGTTAATCGATGTTCTACATTATTTTCTATTGTTCATAATAATCTAGGATATACAATTATTCATGGCTTTCATGCCAATCGCCCTAAAAAGTTAACAAAATACATATACTTTTTTTTCCTTATTTCGTACTCTATATTTCACATCATTCATATCTATTTTAAAATAGAAACTAAAAAATCTATGCCCTAATCTTTATTTGATAATTGTCTATATCATAAACTAAAGTTCTCTGGATCTTGATACTTATATTCTTTTGGCAATTTTATTTCTGGAAAATTCTTTTTAAAGAATTCTCTATTTGTATTAGCTAATCAATATTTTTTCATAAAAAGATATCCTTCAAAATCTGGATTTAAGTCTTCAATCTTATCAAGCAGTCTTAATGCAGCAGCAAACATACCATCCATTTTTTTATTATAAGTATAAATAAAACTACCACAAATCTTCTGAATATAACTCTCTATTATTTTCATAGAGTATTATCCTTCAGTCCTCATCAATCCTTTTAAGCTGTCAATTTTTACTAGCTAATTGATACGCCCCTTTCCTATCAATAAATCTACTCTTCGTTGTCCAGAATCATTGTTATTCTTGTGTGGTATTTTCGTTGTATATATTTTTCTTAACAAATATTCCATCTCAATGTCTCTTACAATATATATGTTCTCAATTACTTCTTAATACACAGGCCGTTAGTATAATCTCATTCATTATTCTATAAAGTATAGATATTAAAACAAGCAAGGAAGATAGGTATCGCACCTATAAGCAGTAGCCACTTTCTTTGTGTGTAGTAGCCTGCCCGCTATATCAATACTACTGAGCTTCCTTGGGAACGAGCGGTCCTCTTTTTGCATTGTTAAGAGGCACTGACCACTGCTCGTAAAAATACTAGCTCCACAAATCAGAGCTTAGTGCAACAGGTAGGATTCGAACCTACATCACTCTAGAGCCTAGGATTGGTTCCAGCCTCAATGGGCGTCTTTGAGCTTTCTCTTAAATTAAGCTACTGTTGCATATCAAAGAGGAGACAAGCCCCTCTTTCAATACTTAGAATGGAAGATCTGAATTGTCAACTGATGTTTCGCTAGCTGACTGTGGCTCAGCTCTCCAAGCTGAGATACTTCCAAATGCAGTTGGAGTGTTAGTTTTAGGATCTGTCCATTCATTAGCTCTGTAATTCAAGAAGAATTGATATTCTTGCCCTTCTTTAAGAGACTCAGCTACTTGGAGTCCTTTATTACCTCCTTGTTCAAGAACAATTCTTGAAGGATATTCAGCTGTTTCATTAAATTCAATAAGAACTTTTTGAGTTCTAAAGGGGTCGCCTCCGTTCTTAGAAGGTCTTTCTACTACATTGTAAATTCTAATAACCTTTGCGATAACTGTTTCCATGTTTTAATAATAATAAACAAAATAAATAAATATCTAATAACTTAGAATCATTTTAGCCAACCAATCTTTATCTTGGTCAGAGAGTTTAGTAGAAGCTTTGGCAGCTTTAACCAAAGCTTCTTTATTTTTAAGAGTTGAATCTTCTACAAGCTTATCTTGCAAAGCATTCCATGCTTCATCAGCAAGCTTAGATGGAGCCTCTTCTCTTTCAGTAACCTTAGCCACAACTTCTTGTGGTTTATCAGATGCACCTTGATTGATAATCTTCAACCATTCAGACAAGTCAAATGGTAGATTCTCAACTGCTTTAAGTGATTGTGATCTACACTTAGCTTTTGTATATGGAGATTCCTTAACCGTAACAACTCTCGTTCCATCCTCTTTCTTAAAGATGTAAGCGATAATATCAAACTCTCTCAATACCTTTTCCTTAGCAGAACCTTCAAGAGAAAGATTGTAATAAGTTTTCTTTGTGTCTTCATCCTCTTTCTCAGCAGTATGTACTAGGAAAACAACATTAGTTGGGAGTTTAATGAACTCAATAAAGAGTCCCATAAGTTGATCAGCTAATGTTCCCCATTTCCTCATATCCATAGATTGCTGTCCATTATTTGTAATGTTGTTCTTGATTGCAGCAGACATTGCTGAAAGCGAATCAATAACAACAGATTCAAATGGCGCATCTCTTTTTTCAAGAGGAAGAGCAAGTTGCTGTTTAAGATACTTCAAAGTATCTCTAATGTCTAGGATTGAATTCACTTCAATCGCTAGTGGATTCTTGTCCGCAATAGTCAACAATCCATTTTCTGTACAAACAAAGAGCGGCTTAGGCAAAGTCGTAGACAAGCTGGTCTTTCATGCGCCAACATCTCAGGCAATCAAAGCCTTGATAAAACTCTTTTGTTGTGAATACTTAATAATTTGCACCATAGTATATTTAATTAGTAATTAAAAACTTAATCAAGAATATCATCCAAGTCAAATTTACTAGGCTTGGATACATTCCCTATATTAACAAAATCCTTTTGAATTGCAAGAGGAAGTTGTAGTTTATAGTATCTATTAGACGCCAATGATGACCTAGTAATTTCAGGATTATCAAATTTTTCATCAATCATATCCTGAATTGTTGTAGCGATTGTTGGCCACAAGTTCCTCAATTCATCTACATCAAAAGAATAAGCTTCATAGAAGTTAGGCTCTTTTGTACCAATCGCATCGATGATAACCTTCTCAACCTTTAAGTCAAGTGTTGTTTCTACCAAATGAACGTACATCGCCATCTGAAGTTTATAATGATATGGATCATTAGATTCCATCTGATGTTTGAATTTAGTAGAGCCAAGTGATGGGATATAATCAAGACTCGAAGAGGTTTTTAAGTCTCTAATGATAGCTGTTTTTGTGTTTGGATTGATTGCCAACCTATCTAATGTACCCTTGATAGGAAGTGAAAAAGTAGAATCATCAACCAATTCAACTTGAGGTTGGTATGGCTCATACCCTTCTGGCAACCAATTCCACAAAGGTTGTCTATCAATCTCTCTCTTAACATCTTTAAGGAGCGAAGCTTCGGTAGCAGTAAGAACTTTGGAATCTCCATAGATAATCTGTTTAAGGTCTTCTACCTTCTCTTTGCCTGTAAGATGAACTTCTGGTAGATTAAGGTTAATGTATTCAATCAAGTCGGCTTTGAGAGAATTTTCTAGTGGGAACTTATAATCAAATTCATCAGGAGTTAGGAGATACTTATCTACCAAGAGTCCAGTCTTAAAAGCCTGGAACTCTGGTAGAAAATCTGTAGACTGCTCATCTACATATATCGCCTTATATACCTGTGGATTATCAAGATAAGTTTTAATCTTAGAGGCTGTAATAAAGCCTCTGTTGTTTTCGATATAAGGGTTTGACATTACAAGTTATTAAGTAATAAAAATGTTCTAGCTTTATCAGATCTGATTCTATCAAAATGTTTAGAAGCCATTCTCATGGCTTTTACTTTTGATGAAAGTCTAAGGTATTTTCTAAGTAGCCAACAGTCATAAGAATCATCCACATATTTCAAGATAGCTTTTTCTTTTACATCAGCAATAGCTTTTTTAAGATTTCTTTCTACCGTGCGAACTCCGAATTTTTCACAGAGTTCTTCGAGTAGAAATTGCAACTGTTGTTCAGTCATTAGTTATTATCATTAGAAGTTAAAAAACTTTTTGCAATACGATTTACCAATTGTTCTGGTGTTTCATCTTTTCTTAGAATAATAGATTCAACTATAATCCTGTCTTCTATCTCATAAGAGCTAATGAATTCAGGTTTTAATGAATTATATATTACAGTATATATTTGTTCATCCATATTTAAAAAATCAACAAACACTGGATATTTATCTTTTGCTTTAAGCTCTTCAATGTCTGTTGCGATTCTTGATAAATAAATATATACATTTTCAACGCAAGGTAATCCTAATGCAGTCCTTACTGCTTTATATGAATCTGTTGCTTTAATCATATCAACAATTTCTTTAGCCCTTTTCTCTGCATTATTAATTCTCTCCTGCCATTCAGGAGAATCTATAACTTTCTTATAGATTATGTTTGACATAGAACGAATCTGTTCTTTACTTATTTTCATTTGGAATACTAATAAGAATTAAAAAGTTTAAGATAAGCTTGGCCATCTTCAGTTAACTCACTTGGTTCGATATTATATCCTGAATCAAGACAGTTCAGATAGATAGAGTCAAGAAGTTTTTCTTGATCATCTGAGTTAGTTACATGTTTTAATACTCACTCTGTGAGTACATAACTAATAACTTGATTAGTTACACTCATACGACTCAAACTTTCATGGTCAAGATAAACATCTGCATCATAATATTCAACTCCAATGGTATCACAGACTTTCTCAATAAAATCCAAATCCAATTGTTGGATAGCGATGTCTCAATAACTTGTGTACATGATTACAATAATTTAATAATTTAAAACTTTTAAAGAAGTGAGGGGGTTATTCTCACTTCATGAATCTATTAACTTCTTCAATAACTTCATCTCATCCGATAAGTCAACGATCTCGTCTATATGTTTCCCAAGTAGTCATAGTTCAGTAGATTGAATTAGTCCACTCTACTTGTTCTTCATATGCGATATCGTATACATCTCAGTTGATAATGGAATTAAGTCTTTCAATTTGTCTAATAACTTCATCTTCATCAGCAGTACCTTTAAGACAGATAGCATATCCAACATCTCTTGAAGTATCAAACATTTCCATAACTTTAGTTCATTTAATATAGAAATGAATATTGTCATGGATATAACAATTCAATGGATAAATGTCATATTCTTCTCCATACTTCTCATAGATGTCTTCATTAAAGTCGAAGTCAAGATCGTTAGGGAATGAATAGTCTTTATGTTTTCTAATCAAGAATAGAACATTGCTTCCAAAGTCAGTTGGATTAAGATACTTGTAAGAGTCGTGTACTACTAATCTCTTACCATCTTCTCTTTCTTTGATCATAAATTCCATAATATGTATAAGTTAATGATAAAAACTAATTAAGCAAACTAGGATAAGTGTATTTAATAAATTTGATAAATGTATTAATATCTCTATCTTCCAAATCAAATTCAATCACATCATCTGTGTCATGATTGTATTGGATAACTCAACCTTCAAAGATAAAATAATCTATTTCAGTTTTAAGGGTTGAAGGGCAGATAAGCATGAATCAATTATAATAGTCAGAAGCCCTATCAAAGATTCATGTCACAACATCAGGAAGATTATCAATAAGACTTTGATTTATTTCTGTGTCTCTCTTTTCTAGTTCAAAATAATTTTTAAGAAACTCTCTTAATTTTTTTTTTCTTTCATTCTGATCTGTTGATAAGAAATAAAGTAATTGCTAATAACATACCAAGCACTAGTGTTTGTGCAATTTCTGAGTTAAGTTTGCTTCAGTAATATACTAAAACTAAACAAAGAATAATAACACAAATATTGTGTAGCGTTTCTTTAAACATCTTTCTTAACGAAATAAATAAATAAAATTACACAGAGTATTAGAAATACAAAGTGTATAATCGCCTGAGTATAATCTAGCGTAGCAATGTATCGCAAACATTTCACTACTAAGAAAAACTCAGCAATAAGTAAAAGCACATTGTGCATGGTTAAGGTTTTGTTATGGAAATAAAATATATGCCAGAGAATATATTGAAAGGAAAAAAACAACCATAAACCTTTCTGTTCCTCTGGCATATATTTTAAGGAAGTTAATCTACTTCCTCAAAAACATAATCACAACAATCACATTCATAACATTCAGGATCATTATGACATCAACATTCAGGACATATAATTCATTGTCAAAAGTATGCATCATCATAATCTTCTGATTCAGTGATCTCTCAATTACATGCATATCTTGTTCATGAGAATCACATTCAAGGTTCGTCATAAGAATACTCTAATGAATCACAATGCTCAGATAGTTTCTCAATAATAGAATCATCTATAGGAGACCATGCTGTACTAAACAAGATTTCAATATGTTCATCATCATCTTCCTGAATATAATGATCATAAGTTCATCGCTTAGATCCTCGATTCTTACAGGACCAATCATACCAATCATCACTTCAAGAACCAGGAAGTGTTGTTGCCTTAATCTCAGGTGGCATTGGACAGACAAACTCCTCAATAGATGGAGTGCTGTTCTTGTTTGCATATCTAAGATGTTCTCTAAGTTCCTTAGATGGATTGTAGAATGTAATAGTTCATCAGCAAATGTTAGGCATCTACTTTAATGTTATCAAGTAAAAACTTTGGTAGCTCAAACTCTTCTCTTCGAGAACACTTTGCTAACCAGTAATATGCATCTTCATCAATAGCACAACTCCTAAACCCAAAGCTGTCTTCAAGATAATCTTGGAAGTCGGTCTTTTTAGGGAAGAACTCATTGCGACACACAAACTGCCAGAGTCAAGATTCAATTGACACAAGCTCTCTAAATGAATGAACTTCGTAATTAAGTTCGTCTCTGTGTACGATGATAACATCATCTCACATTTCAATTTCACGAGCCTCTTCTTCCCAAGGCTGCCAACCTTTTTTAACAAGGTCGTTAAGCAATTGAATGAATTCTTTTAGCATGGTTATAATAAGTTAAGAATTTAAAATCAAGCTATAAACAAAGTTAACACATTCATCTGATTGTTCTTCTATTGGTAGCCTTGTATCAATCCATTCTGTTAATAAACTATTTATATTTTTAATATAAGAATCTACTTCCCAACTTCTTCCTACTGGCATTCCTTCAACAAATGTATTAAAAGGTTTCCTTAGGTATGAGATAACATCTCAGATCATAACTGGATGTCAAATAATAGAGACAAGATAATTAATATCATAACTATCATATCACTCATCTACTTCATAACTATCTCAGTAGGTAAGATTTACACACTCTCATTCAGTCTCTCTTACTTCATATTCATGTCAGTCTCTATCTTTAATAATATAATTACAACCAAATGTTCTTTTTTTATTAGCTATCGTTTCATAGATAACTTTTATCTTTTCTTCTCTATCCATATATACTAATAAGTAATCCAATAAAAAATATAATTGCGCCTGCTCACGCCATGTACATACCTGTTTTATCTCAAGCTGCTGCCTTAATAATAAAAGCACAAATCATAGCAGTCATGAGAACTAAAAAGTGCGGTGTAGTATCCATTTTATATAAGTTAAGAATTAAATACTGCATGTTCTATATGTAGCTTCCACAAGGAAGTCAAAGTCTACTTGTTCGTTCATAAATTTTTCTAACAAGAAGCAATCTACAGTTCTTTTAAAAGAAGCTTGTTTTTCGTCAAACATAGTTTTTGCTTTTTCATATACCCTGATTGAGACCTCATCAGAGAATAATCTTTTTGCTCTTTCTTTTATAGAACCTTCTGATTTTAAATAATATCAGTTAATCCTAAATCCTAGAAAAATCTCATTATAACTTCAACCATCCCATACTTCATTAATATATGGAGTCGCTTTAATGTTTTTATACTCTCCTTTTTCTGTGTAATCTTCAATAAGTTCTTTAACATAATTACACATTTCTATAATATCGTCTGGGGTTTGTTCGTAATGCTCAAACAATACCTCATCGATATCTTTAGAATTTATATAGGCATATCCAATAGAAGAAGACACACCTTTTTTAAATGCCTCCTTTTCTTCTTCATATCTTTTCTTTTCTTCTTGCAAGATTATTTCTTGTAGCTTTCTGAATTCTTTAACTAGTTCCATAATAATATAATTTAAGATTTAAAATCAATTAAGAGTATAAAACAATAGACGCAGTAATTGTATCTAATTCTCAGTTCAAAATCTTTTTAGCTAGATTTGAAGTTATATATCTTGGCAATCCTTTATGTCCTGTTAAGTCAGACAGGTGCTGAGAAAGTCTTTGTCTAAATTTTTCATCAATAAATTCTTCAAGGCTTTCTTCAGAACGGATTGAATAAGATACAATCTCATATCCGATAAAACAGTTTTCATCATCTAGGATATAATCAACTTCTACAAAAGGATATTCTTTTTTATAAAGTTGTGTAGCATCTTCAACCGCCTTAACAAATTCCTTAGTTCATTTAATGGTATAAGGATAATCATAGATATAAATCTTTGAAAGCGTTTTACTAATAATAAGTTCGCTATACTCATCTGGTGTTGGATTGTTTTTTATTTTCTCGTATTCATCCATTACTTCTTTTTTAATTTGTTCATACATTTCTTTCATGTTTAATATAAGTTAAGAATAAAAATGACAACGCCATAGGAGAGGATTAATATCAATGCAATGGCATGCACGCCTCTCCCTGTTGTCAGCTATCCAGTTGGACTCGAACCAACCACCTTCTACACACGCGATAGGTGCTCTAACCCCTGAGCTATAGATACATAGAGACGCCCTATTGGGCATCTGTATTAATGTTTCAAGTATTCCAACATACTAAGTTCTGGTAAGAATATTCACTGAGCATTACAAAATATAAGTCCTGCTCATATCATAGTAAAAGCAAATATCATTATGACGCTTCAAGTTATACTTCATATATCTTCTTCATCAAAGCTCCTTAAACTTTTCCATACTAAGTATGTTAGTCATATCAATACAATTCAAAGTACAGTACAAAACAAACTGTACATTTGATATCTGAACATAAGTCCAGAAACATATGGAGGTATGTTGTTAATAGCTCCTTCTAGGATTTGTGTAAGTAGATCTGCTACTTTCTGTGCTGATTGTTCTCGCATAATATATAAGAATAAATAATAAAAACTAATCAATCTTTACTAGATCCTTAAAAGGACTTTGTACTGTGTCAAGTTCTACAAAATCTTTAGGACTGTAGGTTCAGAAACAGTATTTTAATAAGAAGTCTCAGTTTTCTAGATAGCGGTCTACCTCACAACCTGTGTTTATAAGATGGTTACCAGGAGATCGTTTAGTGATTGAACAAAGCATGATATATATTGTTTAAAAATTAAAACTTAAGATCTAAATTCAAAGTCAAGAGTAATTTGTTTATCGTAAATATTTGATAAACAATTCTGTAAGTTTCTGTTGGAGAATTTCGAACTTGCATAAACATACTTACAAGATGGATCTGATTCGGGGTTAGTAGAACAATGTGAATCAGGAGAATTAGGATACAGATGATGAAGGTTTGTTTTAGCTGCAAGATACTTTCAGTTAAGACAAGAATCTCCTAAGTCTTTAAAGGAAGTTAAGAGACCATCATAAGACTTTGTATCTCATCTATCATTATTATGACAGTTTCGCAGATTGTTCTCAGACTTTGTGTGCCTACCAACTCCTGTCTCTGCTTGCGATAAACAGATAGCAAACTCAGGTTTGATTCATATGGATTGGGATAGGGTTCTTCGGATCTGTGGATCCTGTCCATAGTATCTGATAAGTTCATCAGTACGGGAGGATGGGTTAGAGGCAGAGAGAACAGGTTGTCTTATAGCTTGCCCATGCGGATAAAGTTTATAGGTCCAAGTTGAAGAAGTAGAAGTGACTACTTCTGATTGAGAGATCAACTCTGGGTTGTTGTTGATGGAGTCAGACCTCCTCCAGTTCCTAAACCCATCTGCTCGGCAATCTGTGTTTCGAGAGCATCTCTCTGCCTACGAATGTCGAGATTAAGCTTTGAAAGATCGGACTGCTTTGCACGAAGAGATTTGATCTGTGTGTCTAACTCCTGTCGCTGTTGTGAGTTAGAGAGGATCTGATGGTTTAAGTCATTGAGTTGGGACTGCATAGAAGATAAATGGATATGGTTTGAAATCCATGGGGCAAGTAAAAGTGATAGGGCTGTGATAATGATAAGCGCCACACAAATAAAAAATGGTTTAGAAGTAAGATGTTGTTTAAGTGAAAAGTTGTTCATAAGTATATTGTTTAAGAATAAAAAACTACGGATACATCTGTGTTAGATGTTACATATTTTCTCTTAAATTGCAAGAGAAAATACACATACTATACATGGTATTTTTTACATGTCAATATAATTTATAGATAAAAATAAAATATGTCAATATTAAAAACATACAAAATTTAAAATGTCAATAGTAAAATACATAAAAATAAAAATGTCAAATTTTTTAATGAAATAATAATGGTAGTTAAGACCTATAAAGTATATATATATATAATAAAAATAAAAAAAATATATAGAGCTCACATGAAAAAATTTATATATTATATATATTATATATACTTTTTGGAAAATGTCAAGTCAGAAAATTCTCTGAAGCGTATATATATTTTTAATTTATTTTTATTATAATAACATATACTTATCGCATCTCAACTGCCATTATTATTTTGCACATTTTTTTGACATTTTCAAAATCGTATCATAATCCTATTGACATTTAAAAATTTATATGTATAGTATGCCTTGACATACTTCAAAAAATATCATAAAATATATTGACATATCTCTCAAAAATGATATAATATACCATTGACATATTGTAAAAAAGTTAAAAAACATATTGACATATTCTGAAACACATGTATAATATGTCCCGGGATTTGTGTCTGTGTACTCAAACCCCGGACTTAATGCCACTAAAAACTAATTACCAGGGAGGTTGTATCCCCACTACTTCTGTGTGAATTACCCCTAATCTTAAAAACCCTAGTTCATTTCATCTCTAAAAATAAAATAAGAAATACTTTTTCTACAAATGTAAAACTGTAGCACCCTGACACTTTCACATTCCTTATTTCATTTCTCGCTCAGAAATGAACTAGAATCTACAAGTCAAAAATCAGGTTATAAATTTTTGAAACAGTAGAATTTTTTTTAGAATTCTCCACACGCCAGAGAGCTGAGTCTGAGATCTCTAGACTCTGGTAACCTTTGAGTATCAGATCGCCGTGAGTTTTAACTCTGACATGTGGTGACAAGTTCGCCCTAAACATTTTACACATCCTGCTTAAGCATGGATTATATTATGGATGCACCGCACGTTGTGCGGCACATAAAAAATCTATAAAAAAGTCTTGACTTTTTAATTTATTTTATTATAACTGTGGACATCAAGAGATCCTACTACGATCCATCGGAGGATGGGCTAGTGGATTTTCCCTTGGGTATACTCGTACAGTGAGCGAGTTGCATCTGTGTGTTGTCGGCAGGGCACACAGTAGTAGCTGCAATCAGTACGATGAACTCTCTCCAAGAAGAGAGACAAACAGACTCTGTGTCTGGCTTCCCCAGCCGGAGGCGGAAAGAAAAGAACAAAGACCGCGGCTCGCCCGAAGCCATGCCCGCAGGCCGCCCGGAGCCGGTGTCCGTTGTTCTGGTAGATAAGTGTCTTGCGAAGCAAGACTCATATGGAGGAGCGTGAGCGAGTCCTCCTTAGTGACAAGGCGGCAAATCCGCACCGGGCCAAAGGCCCGGATTAGAAATCAAACACGAGACAAAAAAGAATTCCTTTTTAGAATAAAGCTCAGGTTAGGTAACGCCAGTATAAAAAAAAGGCGAGGCAAATGCCCCGCCCTTCTAAGCTACCATCAGTTCTCCTTCTACTACTTTTACCCAACAGTCCGATGTAGGGCAACTGTAGTAGTAGACTGTTTCATTTGGTGCCTCGGTTCCAATCTTCTCTGAACCTCTTGGGTACCCAAGCTGATTGAGAATTTGTCGAGGTTCTTTACCATCTGATTGTTCAAGAACTTCTCTTACATGAGCCTCTTGAGACTGTCCATTCAAGACAAGCTTGTATGGTCTCTCAGTCCAAAACCCAAGAGCCTTTTTAAGCTCAAATTCAAGAGACGTGATTTCTTTCTCAAGACTCCTTCTATCAGATGGATCTTGGATGCTGAAGAGGAATCTTTCCTTCTCTTCGATTTCAGCTCTGAGAGATTGGATTTTGTCCTCGCTTCTAGTGCGAGAACAAACCAAGAACTTCACTTCGTCTTTACAATTGAGAGCCTTAAGTTCTCCATTGTTAAAGATTTCTTTAAACTTCTTTACTACGATTCTTTCCATGGTGTTTTTTGAAAAAAGAATAAAAAATTGTAGAATAAAATCTACATAAGAATCGCAGTGAGGCGGAGCCGAGCTGCTAATAATAAAAAAAGAATTATTTAATCAGACAGGAAATGTCCGCAGGCAGGTGGCGAGCAGGCCAGATGAGCGGTAGCGAATCTGCTTATAGACAGGTCCGCTCTCTCCAGGGGAAAACGGATTTGAATTTGTGTTGGTCTTCCCGTTGCGGGAGACTTGAAATCAGATGACCCGCCGTAGGCGGGGAATAATCAAACAGGAAATAAAAAAGATTCCTTTGTTTAGGATAGAGTTGAGAGACGATAAAGAATCCGATGTTACAAGCGGACAGGCTTAGGTAACGTTGATATAAAAAAGCCCGGGACTATGCCCGAGGGTTGGATTAGTTTGATAATAAGTATCCGGCATATGCCGTCCACATTATTATGGATACTTCTACTGGTATCCCTAGTTGAGGTAGTACTAACCCCAACAAAATAATAAATACATTTCAGTATAAGTCTTTCATCTTAATTTTATAATAAATAATAAAAAACCGTTTCTTGTTTCGCGCTTGCAAACGGTAGCAAGTCCAAGAGCTAGAAGCAAGCTTCACGCAAAGCCATTCTTTCCGCTTTCAACTCTTCGAATGTTCGCAAACATTCAGAGTCTGGTGCGGTAGGCTTTCCGTATAAGTCAGGCTCTCGGCGGTGGTCTTCTTCCGCAAGGAAGAAATCTAACCACTCACCTTTGGCTGAGGTGTTAAATAACTCAAGAGCCTGTTCTGCTTGCTCTTTCCTCTCCTCTTCAAGAGTCAAGGAATATTGGGCAAGCAAAAAAGCCGCTTGCTTTTGCTCTTGTTTGTTGGTTGTTTTTAACATTTTCAACAAACAAAAAATAAAAATAAAAATAGACAGTTTATTGACTTGTCTGGGTCAAACAACTAAAGTCTGCTCAACACATTGACGATGACTTGAAATGGTACCATCGTCATGTCGATGTCCTCGACTCCAAGTTTGAGAAGAGTTGGGATATCTGAAATAGTATCTGCTACTATGGCGATTTCCTCGTCTGGTCAGTAGTAGATAATATTCAGAGTATTCCCCGTATTCTCAAATCTAAAGCGTGGAAACTTTCTAGATAAGAAAGTAATTTGTTCGTCTCTTACAACGAACGCTGTTGTTGTTTTCATTGTTGTTAAACAATAAAGAATAAAAATTGTAGAACAAAATCTACACCCTGGTTGCAGTACCTTTCGGAGAAAGTACTGCTATGAATAAAAAATAAATTATTTAATCAAACAGGAAATATTCCTCAGACCGGAATATTCCGCAGATTGAATGATGAGCGGAGCGAATGTTTAATAATGGCAGTTATATACTAATGTATATAATATATAGAGTATATAGTAAGTAAGATAGTAGAAGCCCCCATGTAAGTATGATGGTTTGGAGGTACCCCCCCTATCTAAAATCCGGGGGTAATTCCCATTTCATAAAGGGCGAATCAAACCTTTTAATTCAATATTTATCAGCATGTCATCAAGGACACCAATATTAGATCAATGTTTAGCTATGAGGAATCTCTTGGCATTAAATGATCATCAATTAGAAAAACTTGTAAACCTAGACCAAGAATATTCTGAGGTTGCAGGCCTTACTAATATCACACCAAATGAGTTCGAGGCTCTATCTCAATCTTATAAACAAGATATCCAATCTCTCCTAGACTCCTATACCTATACCTATAATCTCCGTAAATCTATACAATCTGATTTCTTTAAAAAATATAATATCGACCTCACCCATCGATGTGAATTTAAACACTCCTTAACTGCCCACGAAGCTCTAAAAGAAATATATGACGCAACAAAAGACCATAATAATTATCAACGTTATATAGATTTTACTCATCATTTCTACACCCGGTTGGGTAAAATCACAGGGCTTTGACATACTCCATGTGGAAGATGTTTACTAGATGCCGAACTGTCGCCTACCGCAAACGATACACCAAACCCTTCCCCAGACCATATTTATGATTCTTTTGATCCTACAGAGTCTGTCGACTCTTCTACCCACGACACTTCTACTTCTATTTCTTCTACTTCTATTTCTTCTACTTCTTTTAACCCTCACAACGACTAAACAATGTTTATAAGTAAACACTGAGGTGCATTGCTATATGACTGAACAAATATCGTAAATGTGATTGACTATCAATCATCTATAAATTTCCTTAAAAACAATCCTCTCCACACCCGAGAGGATTTCTCCGTTTTTATTTCATGAAAAAAGACTAGCCGTTCTCTGCCAGCACATCCCACTTCCGATTCTACTTCTACTTCTTCCTCTTCCTCTTCCCCACTCTTCAATTACACAACAACTTTCTTATCAAATGTTTTAGAACTAGCTTCTGCTGGTTTGATATCTGACTATGTGCTATGAGAACGAAAAGATGTGCTTCAGCAATTAGAGGTTTTTGTAGATGATGAAAAGAGCCCAACTATCTATTCCTTCAGGTATCGTAATAAGAATTCCTCTGAACCAGATTCAGCTCCTGGACTTTCTATTGATTCAACAAAAGCCGGTAAGTATATGATCATTAAAGATTATCTTATGCATAAAAGACAGCCGATGTCTTTTAGTTCACATGGGCATGATGTTACTGTAGGGCAGGAATATAAGGTTACAACTGAACCGTCTCTTACTCCATCTCTTACTTCGCCACTTACCCCACCCCTTCCTCCTAAAACCTATTCCCTTCCGAATGTATACGGGCCGTCTATTAGATATGCTTTGTTTAATAAAGCCCTACAGTCTTGGAATAACAACCCACTAAATGCGAATCATAAAAGAGATTCGTTGTTGCAGTCTTGGCAGATGTATGCGAAGCTTCGAGCGGCGAGAAAGATGGTGCTGCTTCTTCCTAGAAGGTCTGGTAAATCTTTTTATGGAGCAGGGGAGGTGGTTGATGAGATGATGGCGATCAACTATCGTGCAGGTACAAGACCTAGAACAATCCTCTATATCACTAAGGATTTTGATGCAGTAGCACAAACTATGATCTATATCACTTCCTTACTCAAGGATTTCGATTGGATGAAGGATTTGTTTAAGTACGACAAAGTTAATCATATCCTATACTTTTATTCCTCGACAGAGGACAAGAAAAAGAATGAGCCATATTCTATTACTAAATTTTACTCAGCCCTAGGAAATCTTCCGGGAGTGGGAGATCCAGCAGATACGATTATTATCGATGAGGCGATGTATGTTCCGACTCATGTAAAGGATGGATTAATGCCTATCGTTACTAACGAATGAGCAAGGTTGCTTGTCCTATCAACTTTTTATGCAGAAGACCCAGACAAAAAAGTCCCTCTATATTATCGACCTGTAGAGTTATGTAATAAGTATGAGGCGGAGTCTTCTAAGATTCCAGATATCTTTGCTCATATTGAATACCTAGCGGATAGATATATCAATCCAGATTCTCCTAACTTCAATCAAATGCCGGATGAATCAGTGGGGTTAAGATTCACGGTGGATGATATTGATGTGATCATCGATAAGGATGGGGCTAAAGAAGAACTTGCTTCTGACCCAGAGAAATATATGAGAAATCTCTACTGTAGATACCTAGAAAAAGAAACCGTGTTTTCTTATAAACCCTCTATATTATCCACAGTTCCATCTGCATTGCATGCGGATATTTCTAATGTTGACAATTTTCAAAAAAGATTTAAACCTAAAAGAACAATCTTATCTTATGATCCAGCACAGACTGAGGATATGTCAGCACTTTTGGTTTCAGGGTATGATCCTAAACTAAACAAAGTATATTTTTTCAAGGAGTTCCAGTTGAACTTAAAAGACAAATCTTCTTTCCTACCACAAGCCGAGGCGATTAAATCTGTGAGAGAAGATTGTAAGCGTTCATTCCCAGAGTCTCCAGTGGTGCTAGTAATGGATTCGACACATCAAGCGATCTCAGATGTGATGGCTTCTCAGAGAATACCGTTTCACTATCTCTACCAGTGGGTAGGAGGTTCTACAAACTACCAGCCTCAGAAGACTCACAGAACGAATGAGCGAAGGGTACCGAAGAGACTGATGGTCGAGGCGGCTCAGCATATGTTTGACAACGGGCTGATAGCAATCGATCCATCATTAAACAATCTTATCTATCAATTGTCTTGATTTATTGAAACAAAAAACTATACTACAAATATATCTAAATATGGTAATGACAAGGCAACAAAACACGATGATTTTGTTACTTCTATGCTGTATGCTTTGTGGACATATTGGGAACATTTTGGATTAAAGAGAAGACAGTTCGATCCACCTAATTTAACAGAGTCACAACCTCTTGACCCTACGGTTCCTGATCAGAGATATTTTGATCCGAACTATGCTAAATTCTTCCCTAATTCTCCAACAAATCAGCAACACTATTCCAATGTAGATTTTTGATTTTATTATTAATCAATTTCCACAATGTCTCGATTCGATGATATAAAAAAATCTGTAGCCGATACTGCTAATAATATAGCAGGGGGTTATGATATCTTGTCAAATGCAATCGCTGCTTGAGCTAAAGTACAGGCTAAGAATATCGGTAATAAGATTTCTAATGCATATCAGGAAATAGAAGACAATGATACTAAGCTTAGAAATGATATTGATAAAAACACATTTAATGGTATGTCTAGGGCCGTGGGGTTTGGTCAGGGATTTGTTGCTTATTGACCTATTGGATGATTAGTTTGAGCATTTTCTTTAAAGGAAATAAAAGATATATCTATTGATGCAAGTAAAGCCATCAAAGATTTTTTCACATCAGAAGACATCAAGGTCACTGACCCTACAATATCTAGAGTTAATTCAAAAACTCCATTTACAATATCCCAAGGAAGTAATGGAGTTGTTAATGTTAAATACGATAACAGTAACATCTCCGATCTTCAGAAAATCTATGATGTTCAGGATCAACTTAAAAAGATGCCGTGATATAAAGATCCATTAAAAGGCGTGCCAGCAGATGCCATTATTCAGGATATCAATAAAACAGATAAAAGGATAAACCCAGATATCTACACACCAGCAGATCAAGCTTCGTTTGTTTGGGATGTATGAAAGACTGTTCTTGCAGAATGATTCGCTCAATTGTGACATGGACTTTCTGCGACACAAAATTCTCCAGAGTTTTCTGTTGGGACGGATGCAGCAGGAAATACTATCGTTACAACCCCAGAGGGAAACCACAGAGCAAATACAGCTGGATCCTTTAGTGTCTATTCTGATTACGATAGAATGCAGGCTACTGTTGCATTGCGAAAGAGGTCCAACCCTGAACTGTATAATGTTCTGCCTAAGAAAGATAAAGAAAAGATTGACTTTCTAATTAATGATCTAGATAGAGACACGATTAGATCTGCATCTTTATTCACGGTTGCTACTGAGGCAATGTGAGTAAGGACTGTTAGAGACAGGGAATTTAATGTCGAAACCGAAAGAGGTAAGTTACTCAGAGATCATGTAGATTCTCTTATTAAAGCAAGCGACCTAAAAACACCTATTACGTCAAAGGATGTGATAACTGTAATGATGACTGACAATACCTACGCTCCTATGTTGAGACTCCATGACTCATGAGAGTTCGAGGCAGATAATATTATCATTAACAGTATTAAACTTGCAGAGAAGTTCAAGAATGACAATAAAGATAAGAGGGTTGAAACAAATTCAACATATTTTATCGAGTGACAAATCCAAACAGATCTTGCAGATCTAAGATACAAAACAAGATGACAGTCCTATAGATGATTACTCTATCTTATTGATAACGCTTCATATGGGCTTTCTAATGTAGCAGAAGGAATTTCTGGGCTTTGAACTGCAGTAGTTGATGATTTGTTTATTCATTCGGATTTCTGATTTAATACAATATATTGACATAAATTTATTCAACTAACAGATGCTGATGAGAAAACTAAATCCGTTGCTAGTGCGGCTGGTGTTGTACAGGCCGGAGTAGAGTTTGGGCTTGAAATGTTTCTAACTCATCAGGTTTCTAATCTCCTTAAAACTATAGCAACCCCATCTAAATATATGGATATGTTTAAGAGGTTCCCTAGGCTGTATAGAAATATCAAAAAGATAGAACCTATTCTTTCTTATTTCGATGACGCTAGTAGGCTTGTTGGGAAGCAGTCAATCTGAAAGACAATCGTTCAGGGGATCTGGAGAGAAACACTTGAGAATATTTCTGGGTATTTAGTATTCAACAACGAAGAGAACCCATATGGGGTTGAAGATTTTATGATCGATGCATTCACTTCTTGATGGTCAGTTATCTCTGATGTTGTTAAACTTTGAAAACATAATGACCCACTAAGAGTTGGTAATGCATTTATCGCCAAATATGTTGGGGAAAATCATGCTATGCTGGCATCTGACGCTACTAAGATTCAAATCTGAGAAAAGATTATGAAGGCTACTGGAGCTGATGCTTGAGACTCAAGATATATTGAAAATATGCTGAGAGAATATCAGTACCAAAAAAGATGAGAAAGAGATGTTGTTCATGCAAAACAATTGGTTGGTACCAAGATCATGAAGAAGATGAATAAAGATATTGATGCTGCAAATTTTGTTTATGCTACTGTTGATCCAAATGTAGCCAAGCTTTATAATAAACTAGGAGAGTTCATTGGAACTAAAGAACAAAGGGAAGAGATTGTTAAAAATTTCCGTGATCATGCATACGATCCTTCAACATTGTCTTGATTTAAAAAGATCAATAAGTTATTTGATAAGTATATTGAGGAAAACACAGAACAGCTATCAAAGAATCCAGAATATAAAAAACTCATAAATAAGGGGGATATGGTTTCTCTAAGAAACAAAATGGTAAGTGATTCTCCTCATGTTATGAAGTTTATACATAAGCTAGAATTGTCGGCGCTTCAAGATACTGCGGATAAAACCTTCCTACAGAAGATGTGATTTATTAAAGATCTCTATCTTGCTCATACTAATAAGGTTATGGCTACTGCAGAAGATGCAGATTATATCTACTTTAGAAAACAATTCTTCCAAAAGACTACTATCGATTCTCTATTTAAGACATTTGCAAAGGAAGAATTCTGAATTGAGTTTGATGATGTTACCTCTCTTAAGAGATGAACATTCATGAAGATTGCTAGGCAATTCAATGCTAGGTTTAATGACGCACTAAAAAGTCAAGCACTTCTTGAAGATGCTAAAAACTTCGGTATCGATATCCACGATCCAAAAAGTTTTATCGTTGGTAAAAATTTAACAGAGGCATACGATATAAATCCAAATCTATCAAAGATGGATCTTAATCTTTTCCATGGTATAGTAAGTACTCCCACCCTATCTCCTATCGAAAAGGAGGCTATATTAAGAGCTTGGGGTAACTGAGATGATAAGCTTAAAGCTAGCGGATCAGTATCTTCAATCGCCGAGTTTAAGATAAAGGCTTGAGAAAGATGAGAGATTAACTGATGAGGCCAGACTTGGACTTATACAAAATCAAAGCGTAACCTCGGAGAGGATGGTAATTATAAATTTGGTTGATATGATAAAAGATGAAGTCTTGTATATAACATATATAAGAAAGGCAAGAAAGATAAACCTGGGGTTTATGCTTGACAAATCGTAGTGTATAAAGATTGAAAGTATATTATAGACAACAAAAAGATTCAAGAAATATGAGATATAACAATTACGCCATGGGAATGACATGTCACTGAATTGACTCCATTAGATGTTCCTGCTACTCGTGAAGTACTTGGAGATATCTCAGAGTCTGAGGTTATCAAATGAGGAGACCCTGATAAAAAATTCTCTCTATATGATTGGACTGAATTGTTCAAGGCAACAAAACTTTGAGAATATAAAAGAGCTATTACTATACTATGAATATTATTCCCATGAAAGAATATTCCAGAATCCTTTGTAAAAAGTATTCTTAAAACAAATATCAGTGATACAGGGAAGATGACAACCTTCATATCTATGATGCTCAATGATAGAATCAAGATTGACAAGGATTGATTTATGGACATCCACTTAAAAAAAGATTCTCCATTGTGATTGGATCTTTGATTAGAAAAGTGAGATCCATTCGTATACTCACTTCTTAGTATAATAAAGAATAGAGATGATTGAGTCTTTATGTTCCCAGATTGAAAACTTCTAACCCTAAAGAATGGATTGTTGTACGACCTTGAAGAAGAGGTTGGTAAGTATGAAATTGAAAACTGAAACATTACTATACTTCTTTGATCTAAGCACGAAGTATATGAATGAGATGTTAGATATACTATCAAAGAAAATATAGCTCCAGATTACTTCGACAATCCAATAGTCAAAAGAGATGAAGAAATATTTAAGAAAAAAGAACAGGTAGAAAAAGCTATCCAAGAATATAACAAAAAGATTGCTAAGGCTGAGCAAGAAGAAAGAATGCTTAAAAGAGAACAAAATAAAGAAAAGAAACAAAGGAAAGAAGATAGGGCTAAACAAAAACAAGAAGCTCAAGAATGGAAGGAATCGTTTAATCAAAACATTCCTACCCTAAAAGATACAGGTAAAAGAGTTCATATAACAAACAAAAAAACAAAAAAAGAATCCCCTATAACAAAAAAATGAGTTCTTATTGAGGAATGAGAATTGGTTTCAGCAAATCTTCCCACTAAAAAAGAAGAAAAAGTTCTTGCTATTCCTGTATACGAAATAGCTCCTAAGGAAAAAACTATAGCAAAAAGTGAAAGAAAGGTTGATAATCAACCTGCATTAGACTTGTCTGCAGAGCAGAAAGCTTCTGAATTCCAGCAATGAACACTCCTATCTGTAGATAATGCAGAAACTACAAACAAACAATCTCTTTCTGATTTTGTTAGTAATGAGACTAAAGAAAAAAAGAAGGTTGAAAAAGTCACAAAGAAAATAGAAAGAAAGTGGAAAACCCCAGAGCGTCCTAATGTTATGTGAACACCAGCGTCAGCTTTTTCTAACATGAAAGAAGCAAAAAAATGGGCTGATAAAAACAACTACTTGTTTACTTATAATAACAATGGGACTATATATTACTTCGCAAATAAACCATCTCAAACCGGTAAAGACTGGACGGTTGGTTTGACACCTGCTCAGAAAAAAAGTGTTGCAAGATCTAAATGACCTATTGAATGGGCAGAATATTTTTGGCTAAGGTCCTTGAACGATCTAGATCCTAAAGCAAAAATATATTATTGATTTGATGGAGACCATGTTTTTGAGGCTATTGATAGCAAAGATACACAATTACTTCTTTCAAGAATCTTTTGATACGACGATAGTATAGATATAAAAGATCTAATCGATTTTATGATTGGGTTCTTTAAATGACAAGATTATGAAATAAAGGATCTTGAAAGTGCAGTTTCTGATATGATTAAGGTTAAAGGTAGCTGAAGAATGACAAGGTGGATTCAAAATGGATGGATCGATGCACGAGTCAGTTGATTCGTAGATGATGCAAACGAAATTGCCAAATTAGCTCATTCTAATAATGCTTATACTATATTTGACTCTCCAATCGCAAGAGCTATGGGTCTAGAGCCTACACATAAGTATGATAAAAATAGTTCAAATGTTATCGTATACACTGACTCTAAAGAAACTCCTTTTGAATGAGAATCTATTAAGGCTGATGAATCTATTAAGGCTGATGAATCTATTAAGGCTGATGAATCTATTAAGGCTGATGAATCTATTGAATCTATCCCTGAACAAAAAGAAGAAGTCTCAAACAATAATAAAGACATCAATAGTAATGAAGATACCTCCGCTAAAAAACAGGATCAGTCTTTTAGCCCGTTATCTTTAGATACCATAAATAAAGAGACAGAAGAATATCTAAATGGGCTATACCCACAAAGTGAAGACCTAACCCAAAAAATTAAAAACCTAGAATGAGAGCTTGATAAAATAAAAAAATCATACAAACTTTACGTAAATGGAGTTGAAAGTATAGATATATCTGATACTACAAATTCAAAAAAAAATGAAATAGCTCTTTGATATATTAATGAGTATTTAGTAAGGTTTAAAAGCTTTGATACTGATTTAAGCAATGCAAAATGATGAGCTCATAAAGAAGCTATAAAAGATTATTCTCGTGTCAAAAAGATAGAAAGTGGTGGAAAGATTGATGATGAGATAGTTACTATTGTCCAAGATAAGCTCATAGAGTCTGCAAAATATAACCTAGAAAAAAAAGTAAAACACATCGAAGAAGAGATATCTAATTATAAGAACGAACTAGAACCAATAAAAAACAAAATATCTATACTAGAGAGTTCTGATTATAAATTCGAGGCTTTGCCCGATACATATGCAAAACACTATAAAAATCTCGATGTTATATTGCACTCTGAGGTTGAGAGAGGGGATGGTGTTATTTCTAAAATTATTAGCAAGTATCCTGTAAAAGTAAATTGAAAAATATATCCTAATATAGATGCGGCTTTTGAAACCTTGCTAGAAGAATGAAGGGTGCTTGTTAAAGATATTAAAGTAGATAAAGATAAGATTGGTAAAGAACTCTATTCTCTTTGAAAAGAACATGAATCAATTACAAAGAAATTAGATGCTCTTAAAAAACAGTTTAATTCTCTTAAAGTCCCAAACACTAAGACGTCTTCTTTAAAAGAAAAAAACGATGAACTAGAAAAGAAGATTGCTATATTAAGAAACAATAACTCCATACTAGAAAAAAAATGATATAATATCGACAAAAAAACTATTGATAAAAATAATAAGACAATCTCTTCTCTGGAAGAAGAAGTTAAAAAAAATAAAAAAGAGCTAGATAAAATAGATAAAATAAGTAATCTAAAAAAAGAAATAGAGGAAAAAGAAAGCATGTTAAATGAAATTTCCGTAAAAAGAAATGAGCTTAAAAAAACATGAGATGACTCACATTGGAAAATAAACGAATGATTGTCTAATAAAATCCTTAAGGAAATCGGCATTGAAAAATTAGACAATAAGCGACAGTTAAAATATTTCCTTACTAAAATGGTTATTGATCAAAACCCAGATTTAATTAAAGAATTGTGATTATCTAATCTAGAATATATAGTCAAGTGAAGTGATCCGGTTCTTTGAATGGTTTATGGACCTGTTAGTGAAAAGGCTCCTATAACCTGAGAGATTACTACAGTTTATAAATATCATTGACAAAATCTCATTTGAAAACTTCTGACACAGTACGCAAAAGATAAAATTCCAGCCGTCAAAAGTAATGCTACTCCACTTAATCCCCATGAGATTCTTTCTATATTAAAAGATAAGTTTGGTGTTAAAGATCATATATTGGCGAATCCAGATCTAACTCAAACACTCTTAGATTTCTATAGACTCGCTATTATACCTGGTACAGACATATTTAAAAATAAAATTAGTATCTTAACACCGAGTGAGCTGTTTGCTTATGACAGATTGAAAAGTCTCAATCCGATTAAATATAGTTCAAGCCCAAGTATATGAAGTAAGATTTTTGCAGGCGAATATCTCGCAGTAAAAATAAATGAGAAATTCCCTTATATGAATTCTCAAAACGGACTAATAAATAAAAATTGATTTATAAAAGTCCCAATAAGTGTATTAGCAGAATATAGAGAATTAAAAAAACTATTTAAAGATAAACCACGCTTCCACGCTGAATCCAACAAAGATGCGTCTACAATAATATCTGATTTTTTAAATAGAGACCTCGATGCTCGAAAACAGTTTAGCCGCGATGACCTTCCTATGTCCTTTGATGAAATCCCAAAGTTTATAGAAAAATATTGAGATAACAAAGAGACTAGGGAGTTCTTAAAATTATATACTCCGTTATTAGAAAGATTTGAATTAGCTGTTACCTTTAAAGACTTAGAAAATCTTACTACTAAAAAACTTGCTGATTACATAAAAGAAAACATAACCTTCTCATCTAAGTTAAAAACTACATCTGATAATTCAGATGTATTAAAAGAAATCCTAAATCATATAGAGAGCAAAAGTTGAATCTCTTTTAGGTTCTTTGATCCAGAGAAACAAAAGTTTGTATTTAGAAAACAAACTTGACCAGAAACAAACCGCGTCAAAAAAGATATAGCTCGTATATTAAAAAATTCAGAAACAAGTGATCGTTCTATTGTAGAGTTTAGAGATCTTAATGCAGTTTATTTCTTAAATAAAGATGTTAGTCTACATGACATTGGTACTACATGGTTTCATTATGCCGTAGATGAGTTCTGATGAGAATGAACACTGGCCATTCTTGAGACCATAAAAAGGGAACATCGAAGCGATATAGAAAACTTTGCTAAGAATAATAATCTAGAATGAAAGGATTTGGATATCACAAAAGATTGGTTGGCTTATAGATTCGTTGATTACTTAAATTGAAGGCTAGAAAACGAAGGTATCATCAAGGGTTTCTTCAAGAGACTTTGGAATATTATCTCTGCTGTGTTTTCTGATAAAAAGATAACAAAACTATTCAATAATATTTATGAAGGTAAAATGGCAAACCTTGAAAAAATTGATGGTGTTACAGAATTCTCTCCTAAGCTATATAAGTTCAACAAAAACATAGACCCATCTAATATAGAGCATAGTCTATTTAATACTAATACAATATCAGAAAAAGCCTGAGAAATAGCCAAGTCGCTATGATTAAAATGATATATTCCTGTTGAACGTAGATACAAAAATCGAAAAGAAAAGATAGAAAAAAAAATAGATGAAGCAAGATCTAGGCTTAACGATCTTAGAAAAGAATATCCCGATCTTCGAGAAATTGATAGTGTTATGATATGAGCTGAAGAAAATCTTAAGCTGTATTATATTTCAGAAATATCTTGAATCTCAGTTAAAGAGCTCGTAGATGAGCCAGATCATAAAACCCTTAAAAGTTATCAATGAGATTGGGATGCGGTTAAAGATGATATTATGGAAAGAGTTTGGGATAATTTCCAAGACAACAACTTCAAACGAGAAGAGGATTTATTTTGACTAGATAAATACATAGATAGACTTACCTGAAAACCTCTTAAAGAGCCTGAAGGAAAATCTCTTTATGATTCGTATGCAGAGAAAAACTTAGAAGATTATGCCCCAGAGCATTCTCAGTATATGGAGTATTCTGAGGATGAAGACTTAGATGTTGATGAATTTGCATGATTCCATACCGACGATCTATTCGAAACAGAAGTACCAAAAGAAATAGATGATATTAGGAATGATATATATTTAAATTTATTGTATAAAAAAGACTTAGAAGCTAAGATAAATAAAATGCCAAAAGATGATGACTCAAAAAAAACACAGGCCTTTCTTGATCTAAAAAGAGAGCTGTCTAAGGCCGAGAACGAAATCAAAACTCTTTGAGAAAGGGCTAAAATTTTATGAGTTGATGGTTTAGTTGACGCTGTTATCAATGGGTTTGATGAAATAAATAATATCTGATATCAAGTAAATTTAGCAACGGTTAAAAATACATTGCTTCCATATGCCACAAATGTTGATAATACCTTTGCTTTATGAGTATCTATATGAAAAGAAAATATAGATTCCTCCTATGATTTCTTCTGAAACCTAAAGGAAAAGCGTGACATTGTCAATCTTTGAAACAGCAAATTATGAACCAAAAACAATGAATATGATCTTGCTAAAAAGGAAATTAAAAATAACTGAAAGAGACTTTCTGAAATTGATTTTGTTTGAGACCCAAATGAATGGACAATAATGCCAATATGAGACAAAGTAGAAATAGACGATTTAGTATCTAGTATGTCTAATCGTAATAAAACTGTTTTATTTATCCCAAATAAAAAAACTATTTCATCTCTCTGATGATCTGATATTTATGATTCGTTAGCTGAATATATAGATAGTGTTAAGTCGCTCAATTTGTTATCTCCAAAAAAGAAAAAACATATTCTCGACGTCATTCTTAAAGAAAACAAAAAAGAAATATGAGAGCAATCTATTGATTATGCAAAAAAAATTATACTCTCTCTATTAGATGATGGCAATAAAACAGACCCTAATAAGGTAAAAAATGTTATATTTAGTTTGTTTATTGAACAAGATGTTCATGATTATATATCAAGAACCGAAAATATAGCTAATATAATAAAAGACAGGTTCCTCCTTTCTGATTGGGTATCTCACAATCTTGCTGTTTATATACAAAAAGGTTTGGATTCTAAACAACTATGAAGTCATGCTGGCAATTTTTATAAGAGCGCTATAGATACATATACTTCATTGTTTAATGAAAGTTACCCATACATTAAACAAGATATAGAGGATCTAAAAAAATATAAAAGTATTATATCTAAAGATAAAAAAAATATACTTGATTCTACATCTTTAAAAAAATCCAAGATTAATTCTTCAAAAGATTCTCTTATAATTAAGCAAATTAAAAACAGGATTTCTTTAGAAGATCTATATAAAAAGAAAGCATTTGATATTATCAATAAACGTCACAAATCATGAAAAAATGACTTTGAATTAATTAGAGATTATCTAAATTCTTCACAAAATGCAACAGATACAAATAAACATTTTCTATATAAAAGAAGTATTGCCTGGAATTGGATATGGGACAATCATCCAAATATTGCAAAAAAAGCATTAGATAATCGAATTTGAGAATGAGATTGATCAAGGAGATTAGATATAAACAAGCTTTGAAACGTTATTGTTGAATGGGCAAAAGAAGCCTGAGTCTATAATGATGCAATTAATGTTGCTGTAAATAGAGAAATGATTAACATGCTCAAGTCCGATTTAAAAATACTTTCAGAAAATATTGATAAAGAAAAAGCATTTGACTTTTATGTTGAAAACAATAAAGATTCTATATTCAATTTCTATTGAATTGAGATGGCTCCTTGACCACAAACAAAAACTTATGTTTGGTCAAGATCTGATTGAAAGGTTGCTTATTTTAAAACAGAGCCAAAGATGAAGTCTATGCTAAACGCCCCTAAAGTTGAAAAAGTTGACATTATTTCTGATGTTATATCTAGTATACTTTGATCATGTTAGTTATCTCGTTTTAGTTATATAAAACATTAAATTCTATGTCTAAGTTAAAAATAAATAAACCTAGATTAGTTGGAGAGGTTACCTCAGGTTGTCTTAGGTATCCTACCGACTCAAAATGAAACTGAGTATACTCTCGAGCCAATATGCTTGACTGACCAGATCAAGTAGCTTCTTTTATTCTAGACAAAATACCTACGTATTTTTCTGACCATAAAAGTTGGGAGTCTTTTGTAGAAGATATGTTTAAAAATGAAACCTCTTGATACAAACCTTGGTATCGGTTTAGCCGTTATTCTCCAGAATATATGGAGCCAGCTCCTAAAATTCTAGATTGAATTATGTTAGCCACAGATGAGAATTGAAGATACATCAAGGATAAAGAATGATTTCTTATGTATAAGCTTTGATATGATGGAGAGGAACTATATAATTGGAACAACTTACCAACAGAGAAGAAGAGAAATTTTCTCTTCTTCCAAAAAACTGTATATAAAGATAGGATGGTCCATTTCCCTGATTGGTATAATAATGCAAAGCAATTGGTTATAGATGCTACAAAAAACCTAGCCATAACTACAGCCCTTCCTAAAGAAACAATAGAGGCTATGGAAAACTGAATTATAAAATTCTTTGAAAGAGCTGAAAGCTGAGATGCCTCAGAAGATTGGCGAAAGAAACTTTACGGATTGTTTTCTAGAGATGGTACGAACTTCTTTAAGCTTATGATGATAGCATATCCAAATGGTAACAGAGTCCTTACTGAAAGAAAGTTCGCACAGGAATTCTTTTGATTCTGACTAGACTTTTCAAATACTAAAGCTTGAGAAAAGGCTTGGGCTAATCTGCAGAATGCAATGTATCTTTCTCTTTGACAAGGGCGTTGACTTAATGCCAATATATTCGATACGCTCCCTCTAGAAGTTAGAGAGAAAGTTTATTGAGAAATGATGCCAAAGCTTTATCAAGAAAAATGATGAAAGATTATTGAGCTGGATGAACCAGAAGACTGATTAATCACAGCATCTTACTTAAATAAATTAAATAGCACCCAGCTGCATAACCAAGTAAAAACAGTTATGAATAAAATATGAATGCCATTTAATGCCTGGAAAGCTTATGCGAAGATATATCTCTGGAGCTACCCGATGTCTTGAGCTATTAAAATGCTTAAGACATTTGGGTCTCCTCAGATATTGTCTGCATTTATGTCATTTGCTTCTGGTCTATCTGGACTTCTTCCACTATTGTCGCTCAATATGGGTATGTGAATTATGCAGACCTGAATGAGTAGAAAGAAGATATTTACATGAGACTTCAACAGATTCCTAAATAAATATTGATTTCTATCTGAAATCCCATACGATCTATGAAATGAATCTAGTCTTTCAATGCTATGAATACATGCAGCTCATGCAGTATCTGATGCATTTAATGGTGGGCTTTATAATATATGAGATATGCTTACCTCATGAACATATAGACAAAGGCAATTGGCATTGTTTTTCAAATCTCAATTTCCATGAGTAACTTCTGTTGAGGAACTAGATAGACAGTTCTCTAAGCTCAGTACGGTAGAAAGAGATGCTTTCTTAAATGCTGCAAGAAAATATGCTGAGCATTCTACTATTAACCTTTCATCGAACAGAACATTTAGACATTCTGGTCTCCACCTCCATACTGCCGATAATGAATGGACACAACCATGAGTTGATGCATTCTATCTTATGTCTTCATTCTTCTCATCATTTTGATATAACAAGGCGAATGGTACATTAAATATATTAAAAGAAGGATTCGAGAATGTATTTAAATGAAGGATATGAGCAAACTACTTAGACAATCTTTTAGATTCTTGAATGGACCCTGATGATGCAAGAGCGCTTGCTTCAAAAGTGTTTCTTCAAAACCAAGACTTCGCATATACATTAGACAAATTCTATCGATCATTTATTCTATGAAAATACCGGGCTCAATATTGAGCAAGAGAGGACTGAAGAGATCTTAGCGTTAAAGAACTATTCTCATCTCTATTTAATTTCGCAGAATATTTTGAAGGTACTATAGCTGCAGCTAAAACACTAATATTTATTTGATCTCTCTGAGCGGCAATAGATGCTTGATCAACTGCTTATGAAGTAGAGAGTCAAGACGGTATAGATTGGAATGATGCAAAAAGTATAACAAAGACTAGTACATTTAAGCTCATAGAAGAGTTCTCTAGAAGATTCACTAGAAGACTATATGCATTTAAGATATTAGCAAATACTGCCTGAAACTTAACTGAAAACCAAGAGGTTAGTCTTTGGGAAGCTCTTATCTCTGCTATACAAGATACAACAACTTGATATATGTATTATATGGATGACAGTCTTGACAAGGATGGATTTGAAAAAAACTCTATAACTGCATGACCAATTGCCCTAATAGAAAGATATATGGGTAAGTCAAATGAAGAAAAAGAATTTATAACATGACTGCAGTCATATACAAAATACAAAGAATGACTTAAGAAACTTTCAAAAATAGTTAATAATATCTTCAGCTGAAATTCTCCTGAAGAAGCTGATGTTTCTTGATTTTGGAACTGGGTTAAGTATAGAATACCAGTTGTAAAAGATTATTACAGATGAAAAATCATAGAAGAAAATCCAATTGCAGATGCTTTGCATGAGTATCAAAAATCTGATATATATAGGAATCTTGAGAAATGAATACTCCCATCTAATCTAACAGATAGAGACTATTACTATATCTATTGATTGGCCACAAAAGCTTCTATCCAAAATGTTGAAAAGTATAATAGGAATACTGGTAAAAGAGATAATACTTTTATAAACGATGATTGAAAAAAAGTTTTAAATAGAAGGGCAGAGTTTGCTGACAACATAGATATGACTTATTTTAAAGAGTTTATGTCTGATGAAGCTTATAAAAAGTTTGAAACACTTCAGCTTTATCTCGCAGAGGAAAGAGCAGACTCTATGAGGCGCGCATCTTATATGGACCCACTTGTTAAAGATTGACAAACTTATGATCCTATTTATAAAAAGTCGGATCTTGAAATCGCAAGAACTTTGGCATTTATAGAAAAAGATTCTCCATGAGTATGAAGAGTAGCACTTAGTTATCTTCTATCACAAGAAGCTAAAAACATTAGATACCCAGAGTGAAGCACTTATAAAAAACTGTCCAAGGAAGAAGTGTCTATTCTTCGAATGCGTGCTTCTGTAGAGGCTGCTAGAAAATATGGTAAGTATATATTTGATGTAGATAACTACGAAGCAGTACCTCAATTATGAATGTACTTTGCTAAAACAAGATGATTTGAAATTGGTAAGTACATATCTGATCCATGAGATAGTTTAAAAAAGTCATTAAAGTTTGTGAAGGAAGATTGAACCCCAATATCTAGACTAAAAAAATTATATGAGCTAGATATGTGGAATAATATCATAGCTACTAAACACGACCTCGATGTTAGCAAGATTGCTAGTCTTTACCAAGAGTGGATGAATGTTAATCATTTTATTAAAGAGGATTGAACCATCGATCCAGAAGATAAAAAATTTCTTCTTAATGCATTCTCTGCGTCATTAAAAAATATTAAATGACTCCCCGTGGACGACAACATTAAAAATCAAATTAAGGTATGAATGCTCCTTACCATCGATCCAATATTTAATGATGTTAAAGAGGACCCTAGATTTAAAGATGATAAAACAACTCAAGAATTATTAAAAGATGTTGCGTACTTTTGGCACGGTACAACTTGAGAATTGGCTAATATCGTAGAAGAAAAAGCCGAGGATGAAGCTATAAATACAATCATAAAATGAGTTACCAAAAGAGCTGAGGCTACAATAAGAGAGAATGAATGGGAAGAAAGAAAGAAAAATAGAAAATCTTATTCAGGACTTTTCGATTTAGATAGAGAATGGAGCTGATTCTATTCTTGAAAAAATAAGATGTTCTCTTGATTTAATAAAATATATCCATATATTAGAGACAGATATTATTCTCATTATTTTAAATATTACGACCTTGACCATAAGGTAAATACTAAACCAGTAGATTATCTAATGGAAAGTGAATTCCAAAAGGCCGTATCAAGATCTTCAACTTATAAACATAATGTCAAAAAAGAAGAACCTCGTCCATCTAAACCTAATAAAGATTCTGGTGGAGTATGAGGAATGTCTCAAAGAGGTAAGGCTATGCCATTTGTTAAAGAGGAAGACCCTTATAAGAATGTAGAATATAAAGTTCCATATAGAAAAAGATGGGTTAGAAGATGATCTTGATTTAAACCTATCTCTCCTGCAACATGGAAACGTTTAACTCCAACACCACCTAAATGAAAGAAGAAGTAAGTATGGTAGAAGTTATAGACGCTGACAATCAGGCTTTGGCTAAACCCCAAAGCTCTGAATTGTCTGTTGCTATGGACGAAAGTAAAAAGGAGGCAGCCCTTGCCGAAATGGGTAAAAGCTTATCAATGGAATGAGTTGATATTAAATATCTAATTGAAAAATATAAAGATGCAGTTGAGACTGCAGTTATGGAATGATATAGTTGAGCTGTCTATGAAGATCAAAAGACAAGAATATCTGCATTAAATAAATTAGTAGATCTGCGAAAGGTAGCTAATAAAATCAATACTCGTGACCCAATCGTAGTTGAGTTTAAACCAATATTCGATAAGCCACCTACTTTACATTAAATTAATATAATAATGAATGATTTAAAAAAGATTGAGGTACCTAAGAATCTCGAAGAACTCTTTACCCAAAAAGAAAAAACCCCTAAGGTTTTTGATTTCTATGGGAAGAACTACGAAAAGAATGCCAAGAAGGAGAATGTTATATCTAGTATTAGACAAGACATAACTGCTCTTATCAATATGTTTGAGCAAAACTTCTTCAATGTTTGGGGAATATGAATCGAAGACTATTCAATGTCAAACATAAGAAGGGCATTATGGCTTAAGGAGAATCAAATGGAATGAAGGGCTAATTCAAGAACTCCAATCATTAAAACATTTGTTGATAGATTGATGAAGGGTCTTGTAAAAGCTAACTTTTCTATGTCTGCATCTGCCTTAAGTTCAGAATGGGAAGATGAAATTGAACATGTTCAGTCTGCAATTGAACGGGCATATTGAACTTCTGGAGCTAGAGCTGCACTTATGACTGCAGCACAAACAGCTATCCTAAATTGAAACTGATATATTAAGTCACAGTTTAAAACTCCTAAGGAAAAACTAGAATCAATTATGAATCCCGAGTCAAGGAAGTATGCAAAAATATCTAACTCCTATGCAGTAATGTCTTGGATCTCTGAGTTCGAATTGTTCTATGATCCTATTCTCTCTATGGAAAATCAGAGATTTGTAGTCTATCGTGGTATTAAACCAATAAAAGATATTCTTAAGATTATCCAACACATGGATAGCTCAATCACTCCTGAGCATCTATCATATATCCTAGCTAATCCTAGACCGTTCTCAACAAAGGATTTTAATAAGATTAGATTGATTAAATATCTTTGACTTAACGCATTCAAAGCTTGAAGATGATATAGCTTTGATAATATATATAACATATCAATCAATAATGATAAAAGTGAGTATGTAGAAGTATGGACTAGAGACACGATGACTATCTGTATAAACGGATGGCTAGTCGCAGATATGGAAAATCCATATAAAGATAGAGACTACTGGCATCCATACTATTCATGTCACTTCTCTGAAACACCAGGTACACAGGTTTCAGAATGAGCAGGTTTAATATTGGCAGATATCCAAAAGGCATACGACTCATTATTTAACCTCCTTCTAGATCATGCATCTATGACAGCCTCTCCTATGCTTTGGGTACAGGCAGGTAAAGTTATCCACAATAAGAAAGAAGTGGATGGAAAGCTTAAATGGAAATGATGGGATGTTCTTGAGATGGAAGATAAGGGTAATATGGACTTTATTGTTCCGCCTGCATTAGATCAGGGTATTATATCTACCCTACAAAATATGTTGGAGATGGCAAACTTCTCTATATCCCCAACCTCATATTCTGATTATGATTCACAATCTAGATCTGCACAAGATTCTATGATGAGGTTCGAAGGTCTTTCTGATTCTGTATCCTTGCTCGTTGAGTCTATATCTAAAATGCTCAATAACATAGCACAAAACCGGATACTTGATATTAAAAGTAAGATGCCAGATTTATTTGAGGTACCTATCATAAATAACAAATGAGCGATTAAGTCTTGGAAAAAGATTAAAAGAGCCGCACTTGAAGGCAGATATATCTTCCAGTGGACTTCTGACTCTATGACAAATACCGAAGATCTCCTAGCTAAATCTCAATTGAATGAATACCTAGCAAATCTAACTAGGCTATGAATCCAACCAGATGGATCTTCAATGATTGATATTCCTGCATTGCTTAGACACATCAATAAACTATATAAGTGACCTAAGGATGCCGTATTTGATAAAGCTAAATACTATTCAGAATTCAAGCAAGACCAAATCAAGAAAGCTGAAATCTCTACAGATATTCAGGTTGCTAACATCCAAAACCAACAAAAGATTCAAGAAGAAATGCAGGAACATGCTCCTGCACAACAACCATCCCCTGAACAAATACCTCCTCAGACACAACCTGAGCAACCCCAGTCACAAGCACCTGAGCAACAGGGGGGTAGACCACAACCTCAAGGAGATGGACAGCAACCACCTGTTGGAGACACTCAAGCATTTTTAGAGATGCTATCAAAAAATATATAAAAATCTCTTGACTTTTTAATTTATTTTATTATATTCACGACTAATGAAAACCAAAATGGATAGAATGCTCGAAACTTTGGAGCAAAAAAGATCTGTTCCTACGCAGCAAAATGAAGTTGCAGAACCAAAGAACGACTTACCGACTGATGTTGTTTCTGATATTTCAGAGTCAGCGCCAGTAGAAGATTCTTTCGATAAGGATTATGAAGAGTTGTTGCAGCTCATATCTAGTAATCCTACTCCACCATTAGAAGAACATGAACCTTCAGCTGGAGAAGTATCTGAACCAGAAGATACTTTTGCAAAGCAGGAAGATAAAGACGAATTCGATTATAAGTCTCTATACGAAACAGAGGCCGAAAAGAGAATGTCATTCGAAAGCGAGGCTAGGCAAAGGGAAATTGAAGCTAAATACTGGAGAGAGAAATTCGAAAACGAATGAGAAAGGTATTATAATAATATCGATAGAGTCAAAGAATTGGAATCAGAACTTAGAGTTGTTAACTCTAAGATCCCACCAGAAAAAATTGCACCTATTGTAAGCTCTTATAATACATGGAAAGAAACCCAATCAGAAGCACACAAGTATGTTCTTCTAAAAGATATTATGTCTTTAGCTGAAGATATTACAACCGTGCCTGCTACTGAATATTACGAAGCTGTATTGCGTGCTGGGGTAAAAGACATTCCTGATCTTACAGATGTTAAGTCTAATACTACTGCTACGATGCCCGTAAATGGCGGGGATAAAGGACCATTTATGTTCTTATAGAACAAATCCTTTATTACTTTTTATTGTTAAATAATGTTTAGAAACACAAGCGGACACTGCGGTACTGTTTGTAACGTAGACACTACTCCTTGTGCTGTTAATATTCAAGGAGAATATAATAACTATCCAACTGCAGGACTTGAAGGAGTTATGTATGATGGAGTATCTTATCTTAATGAAATGGGTACTAGAGTTGAATATAAGGCTCGTGAAGATGGAAAGTTCCACATCACTGACCAAATGAAACTCTTGACTCACGATGGTAATCCATTGCCATTGTATAAAGCTTTTATGACTAGTAATACTGCTATTCCTCAGCTTACTATGTCTTTCCAAGATGTAAACGATCTTTTTGATCCTGATAAGGCAGGTGCTTATCCTACAAAAATCCCTACATTCAAGTCAGTAAAATCAATTAATGCTGGTTTGTCTGCTGATGGAAACTCTTTCTTGTGGAGAGAACTCGTTCCTGAAAGACCTGTAATGTACCTTTACAAGACTGTAAATGAAATTACTGCTGACTCTCAGAATGTAAAATACTTCTTGGCTGACAAAAATGGTTTGCCTATCGATTTCAAATCTCCTAAATATAGAAATCTTCTAGATATAAACTCTAGAGTACTTATCCAAAGACACGATCCAGCTCAAGTAAAAGATGCTGATTGTAAGGGTGGATGTTGTACAGACACTATCAGAAGAACTGTTGTTGCTATGGGGGAAGAATCTCTTTCTAAACCTTCTAACTTCGGTGGAACTGGTATGTATCCATATATCGTTCTTGAAGGTAGGGGTAACGGAACTGATGGAAAGAACCTTCCATTGTTCACTGCAACAGGTAGATCTTCTGTAGACGGTGCTTCAATCAACTACAACGACAACTATCTCTGTCTTAATAACCCTGACAAATTCGCTAATGGAATTTATCCAGGTGACGAAATCACTTTCGCTTACTCATCTTTCAACTGGTGTACTAAACTTAATGGAGGATACCAAATGGATGGTGTTATCGTTAAGCAATCTTTTGTGCAGAACGTTGGTTCAAAGATTTGTTTCGATCAATACGAACTTCAAAAGGGTTATAACGAGCTTGGAGGAATTGATGCTGTTATGGGTATGAGATTTCAAGCTGCTTCTAGAAGTATCGTAGAACAACAGTTTAGATCTTTCTGGCTTGGAGAAAACAGAAATCCAATCAATCAAGCTGGTATCCCTGGATCAACTATGGGTCTCTATACTGAAATCATGTCTGCACATTCTGCAATGCCATGGAACAAAATGGTTCAGTCTGCTGCATTTGCTAGCACACATGAAGAGAAGGCTAGAATATTCCTTGATATGATTGCTCAAGTTCAGTCAGCTCCTTTGACTCAAGGTAGAACTATTACTGCGGTAATGGATAGAGCTGCATACTCTTACTACTTGACTCTTAGACCTACTTTCAAAAAGATCGGAGGTTGGCAAGAAATGTTACCAAGTGCAAACAACATGGACTTCGGTAATCATTTCACCATCACTACTGAAGGTGGAACACTCGAAGTAATGACTGACTACTACTTGCAGGAAATCTCAGGTAATAGTGGAGTTGTTGTATTCTTGGATAAAGAACTTATCGGAGTTGCTGCTCCTGTTCAGTACGGTATCAAATTGCCTTCTAATAAGGTTACTGGTAAGTACGTTCAAGGTATCCAAATCCAAGACATCTCTGACCCTACAGTTGTTGGTAATTGTTCTTGCTGGGCAATGTATACTTCATTTGCATACATCTTTGCTGGTGTAGGTACAGGTGGAGGTTACGGTATTTTGGAGGGATTCTCTAGATAATTTCCCCAGTCCTCAACTATAATCAAAGACATCTATTCATAAAAGAATAGATGTTTTTTATATAAAAAAATAAAAAATCTCTTGACTTTTAGAAATAATTTATTATACTCCAAGTTAATGAATCGCATTAATAACTGCGAAAAAGATCTATAAGGACCAAATGCAATTGGGGTTACTAAGTATTTAATCCTTATTTTTTCGCTTATGAAAGTTTTTTATAAAGACGTTGTTGCATCTGATTTTGAAAATTTTTTTAAAGATCATACTTGCACAAAACTTCCAATCAGAGAATATGCAAAGGCAAAGGGATTTGATTATGATTTGTTTAATGAATTTTTTTCTAAGATTCAAGATTACAGATACAACTCTTCTAATCAAATTAACGAATCCAATGTTTCTGTAAATGAAATTAAATCTACTACTCCAAAGGATCAGCTTTGTGGTAAGAGGCCTTGACCGCAAATTACTTGAGACAGAAATGAAACATTCTTTTCTCTTACAGATGAAGAGGTTGCTAAATATAATACTTTTATTGAGTACTATACAAATCTAAACCACTGATTTGAATTTATGGTAGACTCTTATGGATCTATTGCTAATTCAACAGAGACATTCGAGATCTACCGAAACTACTGTGCTAAACACATTCCAGAGGATAAATATAAAGAAGTTAGATTTATCAATTTCCCTTATCTTATGGAGATGTCTCAAGGAGTTAACAGATCTTCAGAAATGAGATATGTTAATGTTCCTGCTAGATATCTTGAAGAATGGGGGCTTGAAGATAGACCAGTTGTTCAGAAGATATTTACCGAATGACAGATAAACTTCTGGAGGCTTATCCCTACATCTAAAGAAACTCCTTATCAAGATGAACCTAATATAGAAACCTATTTCGTTGAAACTACATACAACGAAATGCCTTCTTCAAAAGAACAGCGAGAAGCAATTGCACATAGTGATTTTGCTACATGATCGCAAAGAATTTATAAATAATCTTATACTGTCATGCAAGTTATTATATCAGATACTAAACCATGCTGCCCTAAGAATTGAGATTTTTGGTGGCATCCGCTAAGAAAGGAGTTGTGGCTTTTTGATGGTAGCTGGCATGCTGTATTGCAAGATGTTGTTGTGTCTGAAGTTGACATTAAAAAGTTGCTGGGGCAGGCACAACTAAGCCCATCTGCACTTGTTCAAAAATCTTCTGATAGATATGATCGAGTCTTGATTACTAATGAAGTAATCAAGAATAGTGTTAGTTTAGTTACATCTGGTGGGGTGGCAAATGCTATAGAACTTCTTAGTTCCAGCCTAAGCGATATAAACTCGAAAGTTAATGATGTTTGAAAAGACGTCGTCAAAAAGGAGTCTGTTAAAAACTCTATCACGTGAGTTGGTAGTTCAGATGAAATACCTAATACTAAGGCGGTCGTTGACTATATTGTCTCAAACTCATATACTTGAGATGGATCTTTACACGTCAATTGAAAAGTAATCTCAGTAAAAAATGCCACAAAACAAAATAAATGAGTTATTAAAATAAGCACCATGGAAGATTACGATTCTATGTCTCCAAATACCGCCACCTCACCAGAATTAATTAAACCATTAATTGATACTATAAACAGAAATATATCTGAACTAACTGAAAAATTAGATAGTCTATTAAATAAAGTCTCTGGGCTAGAGACAAAGATTAAAGATTTAGAATCTAAACAAAATCAATAATGTATACAGTAAGAGATGCGTTTAAGTTCTGTTATCCTCTAATATGACAAGCTTGAGCTTCTTATGCCGTATGACCTAATCAATTCCTATATCTTATGAATCATGCTATTAATATGATTTATAACTATGAAGGTATGCATTGGACACGACAGCATAGAAAAGACTTGTTTAATATTAATTGACAAAGCCAAGGGGCTTTATTATCTAGACGACCAGTTAGAAAGATTGATAAGTTTCGAACAGCTTGATGGAAAGATATTGATAAAATATGACTAGATAGTTGCTATTGTAATATGAATCTTCCTGATAAGGTAATATGAGCATGTTGTGAATGTAGTTGTCCTCTACCTTGTAAGCCTTTAGATCTCATGGAAATTCTACCACAGAATAATCTATGTGCTAATAGCTATCAAATCTCTTGAAGCTATGTTCCTTGAATGTGAGGCCTTGATTGAAGAATAGTAAAGGTTGATACAGGTAATACTCCTATAAATGATTTACGAATGACTTACTTCTGTTGACCAATCAAGATGGAAAAATTTGACGATATTGTTCCATTGCCCGACTCATTTATGCATGTGTTATGATGGATCATAGCGGCATTAGTAATCCCAATGACTGGGGCATGAAGACAACAAGAGGATCTATCTTATTATAAACTCTATAGAAATGAACTAGATTATCTAAGAAAACATGATACTATAGTTCCTGAAAGTATAGATGTTTCGGATATTTGACTCCCTTGACAAAGCAATAATTTTACTTCCATAGGTAATTCAATACAATGGTAGTATGATGAGCATGACAGTTTTGGGATATAAAGCCAGATAGACAAAACTGAAACTTGCAATTTAATGTGTTGTGTAATGTCGTCCCCGTAGACCACCCTCGGTCCTGACAGTGATATAGAAGCTGACTTGATGTAAGGGAGGGGGAGAAACAACAATACTGGCTAGAGAAATGTAAATGACTTAAGCAATGTAAGCTTTATGAATATGATTGTAATTCTCTTGTAGAAGAAACTCCTAACAATAAAAGAAACAAAGTTTGGGAAAATTCAAACTTCACAGATACTGTTACATTTAACTGATATAGATTGTATCTAAGAAAAACAGATAGTATACTTAATCCGTATGAATCTGATTGAAATCCAGATACTTGTGATGAATGAAGTAGGCCATCAAATCTTATAGATGAAGAATCTAGATGATCTAAAATACGTATCTATGCACAGATAGTTAATGTTGATTGATGCTCTTGAAATGTTTCATCTAGTGCTGATGATAGTCCAATCGTGTTAATGAAAGAGTATAATTCAACCCCATGTTCATATGATAGATTTGTTATGTGATATGGCGGGCTATGAACTCCTAAAGTTGTATGATGAAAAAACAAGATATCTATGATGTATTATAAGTGACAAACTTTCGCATACATAGATTCAGAGAATCCTTATACATTATCACTTACAGACCACTTGTTCCTAGAGGACTTATGAATTTATATCTCATGACTCTCACGTGCAGATGGAAACACCAAAGATATCGCAGCACACTTTTGATTGCCAGAGAATGGGTACTTTATCCCAAACACTGCTGAGCTTACTAAAGTCGTTAAAATACCTGATCAGGTTTCTAAAATAGAAATAACAGAGCTAAAATCTCCATTAAAAATATATAAGGATTTTTGAGAAGTCCCATATATAGTTGCAGATAATCAACTTGTTTCTATAAACTGATTCTATGAACTTTGAGATTGATCTTGCTGAAAATGAGCAGATGATGTATCAAAACTAGAATCAAACAATTTTGATTTCTGATGAGAGGCTTGTATGAGCAGAGATGTTAAAGATTGAAAAAGAAGAATGTTCATACAAGATAATCCTATTATAGCAAGTAAATCTAAATATGAAATAACATGAGCAACTAGGCGGTGAGCTAGGCTTGTATTCGTTTCTTGAGGTAAATTATTTGTCTCTTGAAACTGAACAATGCAATGAGTTTTCTGAGCCGACTTAGCTCCATGAGGGGATGTATCAAGATGATCTCGATCTCTTCCATCTGGAGTAACTGATGTTAGATCTTATAATGCATCATTGTTGTTATTCTGACCTAAGGGAATTTACTGATTAAATTCAGAAGATGCCTTAAAGACTTGAAAGTTCTCTTATGCATCAGATAATGAAGAATGATACTTTAGCTCTTGATCCTATACTAATGATGATTGAGAATTCTTAATCATAAGAAAGTGAGGGCTCCTAGAAACAATGGTTTATAATTGATATTATAATACTTTTGACTTTAAACCTGATACATGATTCTTTGTTAATAGCCATATTAAAACACTGAATCAGTCTCATGATATGATAAATATAGATACCAATGTTCACAACAGATACATATCTATATACAATAAGAGCGATAGGTATTCTAAGATTCTAATATATGATAAGCACTGTAATCTATGGTATCATTGGATGATTACAAACGCCAGAGTATGTCGCGTCAAAGACTGAATCTTCCTATGAGATAATGTCTATGTTAACAAATGAAGAACGCGATGATGGAAGAATGATGATACAGAGTGAGGAGAAATTATAGAAATAATTTCTATGTATATATGAGAAGAGTGAATACAAACTCCTAAATATATTTGATATGTTAAAACTGCTATATGAAGAAATTCAGAAATAACTAATGATAGCAAGTGGCGATACAAACTCTCTGTATGATGAAGGTTGTTTGAAAGAAGAAATAATATAACCACAACTAAATACCCAAGCCTACTTGCACTTAAGAAAAGCAATTCTATAATAATGAACTCTGATTTCTGAGAAAAGATATACTGAAAAAATGATAGAGTTAAACATAGCCTATCATCAGAGATACAAAATTATATGAATTATGATAAGTTCGATTCAATTGAGCTAAGAAGTATGTGAGAAGATATAGACAATGAAACATCTGTCGCAGACTTCGCATCAATAAAAGAATGAATCGGCGCTCCTGCTAATGTCTTAGAGGTTACAATATCTGCTAGACACTTAGACAATATTCAATTCTGATCCCTATATATCTTATACTATATTTTAGATGCAGACTTTGAAGATATTGAAAATACAAATATTGATATATCTTGAATGTCAGACCAGACTAGAACCGAACATGTAGAGATACATACGGGGGAAACTCCTCAGGAGATTTTAAATCCTTATATTATATAACAATGGAAGTTACACTAGAAAAAGTACTCAACTTTATTGAGACAACTCCTTCACTTGAAGACTTGCCTACAATTAGCGACGCTCTTACTAATAGATACGCTGATGAACTAGGTCTTTATATTGAAGACACTCAAGCTAAAGACGAATCATCTAACCAAGATGATCAAGAAGAATCTACAAATGAAGAAGAACCTACTGATTCTGAAGAAGAATCAAACAAGAATTTACCTCCATTTTCATTCTAAAACATGAGCGAAGAGAGAAGAAAAAAAATCCTTAGTCTAATTGGCTCTCTTCCTGTAGAAGAGCAAAAAGCTCTTCTCGAAGAGGCTAAGAAGATGGGTGAGGTTTCTACAAAAGTAGAAAAACTATTGAAAGTTTTTAACCAACTTAGCGATGAGGAGAAAGAGCAATTTACTAGAATGGCTATGCCTCCTAAAGATTTAACTCCTAATATCCCAGACGATGAATCATTTTGAGAGATTAAAGCAATCATTAAGGAATCAGCCTGTTAGTGGAGTGATACATAACGCACAAGACAAACAATCTAAATCTATCCAAACACAAAGAGATAAGATGCAATGAATGCTTACTGGGAATGAAACAGTAGATTCTGTTATCTCTACGCCACAAGAACAGTGGTCTCCTTATCAAATAGCAGTTGCTAATCTTAATCCAGATCTTAAAAAAAGAAGTAGAGATTATCAAACTGCGGCAAGAAAGATGAGCGTTCTTGAGAATGAGAAAGTAAATCTTGATAAAGCAAATGAATTTATGCAAGAAGCTTATAACTCTGCTATAGAAAAGATTGAAAATTCTAGAGATGGTACTACTGCTGCTAATTCAGCCAATGCACAAATTCAAGCAGGTGGAGCTATCTCTGGATTAGGTAGCCTTGCTACAAATCCAGCAGCTGCTGCACAAACTAGATTGTCTGCTCAGAATACAGCTAATGCACAAAACATGCAGATCGCTGCCAATACTGATTCAGCTATCGGAAGTATTTCTGCTCAAAAGGCACAAGTGCCTACGGCACTATCTAGTATTGAAGCACAAAAAAGGCAAGGGGATCTACAGGATAGACAGCTTGATCTACAAGAAAAACAATTAGAACTACAAAGAAAACAACTGTCTATGTATCGTGGATCTAAGAAAAATGAAAATTCAAAAGAAACTGAATTCTCTGATAAGGACTGAAACCTAAATGAAAAATGATTCAAGAAAGCCAGTGAAATTTTTGAAGACGCTGCTAAAAGTTGAAGTACAACAATAAATAAATCAGTCCCTGTTTCCAATATTGATGAGCTTAAAGCACTATATGCTATATACCAAAAATGAAAAACTAAATAATTTATCCACTTACCCATTATAAAATGGCGAATTATTACCTACCACCTAAAGAAATTGTTACAAAAGACTGATCTATTCTCTTGTGAGTAGATCAAACAGAAAACTTATGGGGAGTTGAAAAGATGACAGACTTAACTGATATTGACTTTTCTCCTCTTAAAGAACCTAAAATTTGATATATCTATATCCTTTGATATGTTCCAAACAAGGAAAAAAGATTTACATTTATTCCTATCAAAGACCCTAGATATAAAGAAGAATAATTTTATATCAAACCAAATAACTCTATGAATACAGATTGCAAATACACGGCAAAAAATGTAAAGTCCGTACTTGCACTTAACTGTGAATGAGATCAGGTAGAAGTCTGAGTAGATGTTCTATCTAACATTGCAGTTGAAGATGTAGAGAAGGCGGTTGCTAATTCACCAGCAGTTGATATGCTTAAACAACAAGACACAAATCTGAAGATGCAACTAGAAATCTTAAGAGATCTCATTAATAGAAAAGCTCCTGATGACGCTTCTCCAGATTCAAAAGGTATCAAGCAAAGGCTTGATGAAAATGAATCAGGAGATAAAAAAACTAAGGATGAGATTAAAGATATCCTTCGTGTTATATCTGAAATAATGAGTAACATTACAGCACTCAAGTCTTGGAATTCAAGACAGGATTCAAAGATGGAATCTATCCAAAGGAGTGTTATTACTGATAAAACCTATTTCAATTTTGATGAATGGGTAGAGAATGTGTATATTCCACAGTGTGGTGCGTTGACTAATAAATATTCTAATG